CGCATTTGGTTTAAGTTTATATTTGTATGATTTTAACATTTATACTTTAAAAAATTTATACGTATAAATATCTACAAAAAGTGGAAAAACTTGTTTTTTAAAAAAAAATAGTTATAATTCAAACACCACCTTCCATCCCATCGGCTAAAGACCGATGGGTTTTTCGGTGGATTTAATAAATAAACAATTAAAGTTAAGTGATAGGGTTTGGACTTGTAGTTCCTGCGGAACAACTCACGATAGAGATGTTCTTGCTGCGAATAACATTAAACACTTTGCCTTTACAAAAAATAATACTGCTGGAACGGCATAAATTCACGCTTGTGGAGATATGATGGACGTTAGTCAATCAGCCCAAGAAACCAAACCATCTTTAGTGGTTTGGTAGTTCATCTTAGATTGAAGGTGTTGGTGTGGCTGAATTTGTTGGTGTGAATGTTGGGGTAACTGAACTAGTTGGTGTTACAGTAGGTGTAACCGTAGGAGTCGGTGTAGATAAACAATTTATTACATAATCAATTAATAAATTGACTGTGAAAACAGGATTAGGTGGGTTATTTGGTACTTCAATAGTGAGTTCACTATTTTGATTATCAATTGTTAGTACTTGTGCGTAGGGTGATAATAATGAATAAACCGCACTATACCATTGTTCATCTGAAGGTATTTGAAGTAGTGTTGAACCTGTAAAAAACAAACTACTGATGGTCACACCTTGTATTTGGGATTCTACAGTAAACGTAGTTGCACTCAATAAACAATTTCCCAATCCTGAAGTCAAGTTAGCATAACCTTGATTCAACATTTCTAACATACCTCTTCGTGAACCTGAAATATAAGAGAAGTTATTTTGACTCATTCCATATACCTGATAAGTTGAAATGATATCTAAACAACTGACTATGGTTGAGGCGGAATAACTACATCCGTTTGCATCGACAATAAGAAGTGTATAAGTGTCCGCGGTCAAACCTGTTATGTATATTTCTTGAGGATTACCTGATACGTTACTTGACCAATCGAAGGTAAATGGTGGAGTACCACTACTGATGAGGGTGGTAATGGATCCATTTCCACCTGAAATACAAGGTATTGGGTACAGTTCAAAGTTTACTGATTGTGAACCCAAAATGAAAGTTGTACCTTCTTGACGACAACCATCTACGTCTGTGACTTGATAGGTATATGACCCCGATGGTAAATTCAAGAACGAATATGACAATGCATCGGTCTGAAAACTAAAACCATTAGATAATACATATATGTAAGGTGCGGTACCACCTGTCGAAATTTCTATTGATAAGACACCATTGTTATTTCCACAAGTTGTACCTGATGTTGAAATTGAATGTGTGAATTTATTTTGAGCTAATACCGTAAAATTTTGTGTGTATGTACACTGTCCAATATTCGAAACGGTAATGTTATATTCTCCAGGACTTAAATTTTCAAAACTATATTCGTAAGTGTTAGTTGTTGCATTTTTAGATTCACTAGATCCTGATAAACTATAAATGAAAGGTGGTAAACCACCAAATACTTGTATATTAATTGAACCACCTGAAACACTACAAAAAGAATCATTAACCGTAAATGTGACATTATTTATTGTATTTACAATATCTAAATTTGTCGAAAAAGTTTGTTTGCAAAAAGTAGCATCTGTCACATCAACCGTGAATATTCCTTCTGGTAAATTTGTGAATGTTTGTGTTTGAGAATAAGAAACTGTAATGTAACTATTGGAACCAGAATAGTAGTATGGGCCTGTTCCACCTGTAATGTTCAGAATTAAAGATCCATCATTGTTGAAACAAGTAGGTATTGTTGCTGCACTCCAAGAACCTAAACCTAAACTAGGAACAAAATCTACCGAAGCGGCTTTACTCAAAACACAATTATCAGAACTTCTAACAGTACAACCATAAACACCTTGAGTTAACCCTGTTATTGATGTTCCTGTGAAACCATTTGTCCATTCATATAAAAATGGTCCATTACCTGTGACACCTGTTACAAAAATTTTACCAGTCGGATTTACATCGCATTCGGTGTCATTCACAATATAAAAACCAAAGTCTAATGTCTGACCCGAATTTATGATTATTGTTTCGGTTCGCGCAGAACAACCAGCTAAACTATTCGCTAATATTGAATATGTTCCAGCACTTAAATTAGTAAACTGGCAACTCAATTGATTATTACCTATTTGACTTAGTAAGTTGTTGTTACTATCAAGTAATGAGTAGGTTATTTCGTTGTAATCAGTAATTGCTGAAACAATAATACTACCATTTGAGTCACCACAAGTGGTATTCGCTGAAGTTATGAGATTCAAACATAATCCACTTGATACTGAAATATTTAAATAAAGATAGTTATTGACAGGTGCAGCACTATCGTTGATGAATACATTATAAATCCCAGGACCCAATCCTGAAATTTGTGATCCTGTAAATGATAAAGGGTCTAACCAAGTATAAAAATAAGGTTCTATTCCACCGAAAGCAGAAATTGTAATAGAACCAGCATTAATATTTTGACATGATCCTGTTACTGAATAAATTGCGTTAAAAGTACCAGCCATATTTTAATTACATTCAATTATGAAATTTATTCCTACATTTATGTCAACTGCTACTAAATTTTGAGTTGGTGGACACAATAGGTTATAAATTGTTACAACTTCGCCAACAAAAAAGTAATAATAACTAAATCCAAGTAATTGTGAAAGTGCCAAATTGACTGCACTTCTCCATTGACTATTATTAGGTACTTGTGTAGTTCCAACTCCACTGAAAAAGGGTAGTGTAACTAAGACCACACCATTAATTTTTATTTCTACAGACCAAAACGAATTCAAACTATTCGATAAACAATCACTCAGTAGTATGTTTTGACTATTCAAATAGGTATTCAAAACGTTATACAAAACATCCGAAAATGAAGAAACACCTGAAGACTCTGATGCCCAAGGAAATATATTGGTAGTCACATATTGGTAGTTACAATCATAAGAAAATAATTGTCCGTTTGCTACACTATTGTAGTTAAGTATAAAAACTCGGTTATTAGGATTGACAATTCTCATAAACTTATATTTTAACTAACTTGGTGTTGGGGTTCTAGTAGGTGTAGGTGTTGGTGTAAGAGGAATACATACCGAACCACAAGGATCTAATTGTTCTGGTACAGGACCTACTGCTCCTGAAATTCTAGAAGGAGTTGTAATTGCACAAACTACGTCATAATTATTGGCTTCAACAGTAATTGTTTGACTTGTGTTAGTACAATCGGTATACCCATATGTTGTTGCACCAATACCCGTGTTATCAAGTAAGAACTCATAACAAGTAACTGTACTACCAGAACATGTTACTGATGGTGTGGGTGTCTGTGTTCTCGTTGGTGTGGTCGTTGGTGTAACCGTACGTGTGTTCGTCGGTGTTACAGTATTAGTTGGTGTTACCGTATTTGTTGCAGTGTTCGAAGGTGTCTTTGTTACGGTTGTGGAAACTGTTGGGGTTTTAGTATTAGTGTTCGTTGGGGTCACACTCGGAGTCAACCCAATTGTTATACTAGGTGTCGGTGTAACTGATTTAGTCGGTGTAACAGTAGGAGTTACAGTTGGTGTCAACGTATTTGTAGGGGTTATAGTTGGTGTAATAGATGGTGTTATTGTATTAGTAGGAGTAGCTGTCGGTGTTTGATTCAGAGTTGCCGTGACTGAGACTGTTGGACTTGGAGTAACAGGAACTCTAGCAACTTGTAATGAAACCAAGTAACATGGTTCTTGTTTTTTCCAAACATACTTTTGCCTCTGCATTGGAGAGTTCTCATATCTTATACCAGTTTGCCATATAGTTGTTGCTGGAACAAATTGTTCTATCAATCGTATCCAATTTGTACCCAAACCATCAACATATTCTATTAATTTTTTATAAGTAAAATTATAGTTAGGTACATCAGCATTTTGAACGGACTGTAAGAAATTATAAAAAATATCTAAAAGTGATGAATAACCACTCGTTTTCCCGTCAGTACTAAACCATCTGTCTCTAGCATTTATTGTCGATCTAATAAAATCTATTTGAAATTCGAAAAAAGTTTTCTTATCCGCTTCTGGGTTAATGAAACTCCAATTATAACTCCCTAAACTAGGGTAAGCAGGTGTCATACCTGAATTTGGTATAGGATAGTTAAAATTTCTAGACATATACCACACGTCATATAATAAACCCTGACCTGGATTTAAATATATTTCGGTATTCTTAGCATTAATTGCTAATCGATCATCTCCTACAATATAGTAAGCGTTAAGTCCACCATTAGAACTTTTTCTTAAAATAGGTGGTTGCCACGATTTTTTGTTGTCTCTAACTAATTTTAGATTGAAACCCAAATTCATATAAGGGAATGATCTCCACCTCTCAAAATATTCTTGACCGTAAGTAAATGGTTGTAATTCTGTTTGTACGAATGGACTTGAACCTGTAAAGACAGAAAATGTTGGAACAACAACTTCAGGACTTCTATGTTGTGGAGTTGATTCGAACCACCCCGCACCTTTTTCGAAAAAATAGTTGTCAGTTTCGATAGGAGCATATGGATATCCCAATTCATCAACAGGGTAGTCGTCGAAATTAACACTCACTGATTGTACGATTGTTGAAGAACTGAAACCTGTATAGGTTATTCCGTAAATCGAAAAAGTTATTTCAGAATCGTATTCGGTAACCTCATTAACATATGTTCCACCTGTAAGTTGAAACAATTGGTCATAAAATTTTTGCATATCAATTCTTTGATCTGCAACATATACAAATTCGTTAAACTCGGTAACAGCTTCGGGTATACCCAAAAATCTAAGTAAAAACTCGATTGCTTTTCTCGTTCCTTTTGATTTATACAAATAGGCTGAATTTAAAATTAAGTTTTGATAAAAGTTGTAATTAATTTCATTTTCTGTTAATTCTCGAGAGTAACCTTCATATTGAGTTACTCCTGATGTTGATAAAGTTGATTGTAAATAACCTTGTTGAACAATTGGTGAAACATTTATGTTCCAACCCAACGTTTGTGCTAAATATTTTAACAACTCATCTGGTATGGTGTCACCTAGTTGGTATTGTACACTTGTCATATTCGCAAGTGCGGTAATGTATAATTTTATTTGGTCAAAACTCCTACCATAAATTTGAAGTACTTTGAACACTTTTTGGTCTTGGGTGTCAAATTCTAAAAAAGAGTTTGTTGTCAAAAACCTTGTAACTAAGTTGGTTTTAAACTCATCAAATTGTTGGCCGATTTCGTTAAGTTTACTCAAATAGTTTTCGAAATTGTTAGTCCTAATGTCTAGATTCCAAATACCATCTAGAGGAAAGGTAATCGATTTAGCTTGTATTGCAACTATTCCATTGTCCCCCTCGACAGGTACTGCAAAAGTTGCAGTATATTTTGGTGTAACTAATCTGTTCAATAAAAATTGAACTACTTCGTCAAAATCTTCAGAAAATATTTTTTCAACATAAAAATCACTCGGTCTTATTAAAAGATTTGAATTTGTGACACTCGTGTCAAAAGGTCTACCTGTAATTTTTAATGTGATAGTTCCTGAAGTTAAACTATCTGATGGTCTAAAATCTATAATAGTATAATTAACCCCATCAACCACCAAGACGTAATCCCTGAAACGATTAGTTAAATCTCGTATTGGTGAAAATTCCGACTCTCTATTTTGTAAATTAATTCTTGATTTAGAACTATAATCGATTGAAAAAGGATTCTGGATTTTACTAACATTTATTGTTAATGTTGTCAAATCTGATATCTGATTGTAAGAAATATTGTAAGCGGTATTTCCTGTAGAATAATCTAAATCTAAAAAATCTATTTGTAGCCCTGCAGGGAAAAAACCAAGTATTCGTTGAACTGAGACTTCTAGACGTTTTCTCAGCGAACCATAAAGAGTGAAATTGGTTACTAACGATAAGTCAATATTCGGAAAAACTCTGTATTCTTTTGATTGTAATTCTCGTGACTCGTTTACCGAGGTCAATCCTAAAACATCCAATGATATTGGATCTCCAAAAACTCCGATGTTGAAGGTTCTATTGTTTTTTTCGGACAAAGAAATATCGAACTCAAAATTACCTTGAGTTAACCCTCCACCAGTTACCGTTTGTAAGCCAACAATATTGTCAAATGGTGTATCGGCTCCTGATGCTCCGTTAGTTCGAAAAAACCTTCTTTCCATTCACTTATTGTTGTGTTATTAATTGAAAAGATTTACTGAAATCGATATTTTCACCTCTATTTTGTTTAACCTCAAACAATAGGTTATCGAACTCATCTTTGATTTCATAAAGATTGAATTGTTGATATATGTTATTTTGTGGATCGTATATTGTATAGATACCATCCTCCATAGACTTGGTCTGATTACCGTAAAATGCAATATTCAGTGTTTCCAAATCATATTGGGTTACCTGAACCTCTACCGTTACAGGATTGAAAAACGTATTCGAAATGATAATATTTTGTCCAGGTTGACCAATATAAGGTGTTGCCGCTGGATTATTGCTTGGTGAACTACTAGGTGATACTGTACAAAAAACTAAATTAGTTTGACCTTCACTATATCGGTATCTAATTGATTTTTGTGATGTGTTTGTAAGATTTTGAACAATTGCTTCACAAAAAAAGTTAGATGTTATTATTCTGAAAAAATTTGGAATTTTACTTCCATTACTATCGAGATATTCCACCCTGAAACCAACTAACCCTTGAGCTTGGAATTTATTTACATATTGACTTGGTACATTAGATAAATCAATTATTATACCTTTAACATTTGGTAGAGCAGAAAGCACATTACAGTCAGTGATTGATGTTCTTATCTGAGCTGGACGAATGTATAATGTATAAATTCCAAGTTGAGTAAACGTTTCCGCTGGTAGTCTCAGATTATAAAGACCCCCCAAAATTTCATTATCATTACCCCCAGTTTGTGCGTTGTTAAAGTAGGGTCTTAAAATTTGTGTTGCATCTAATTTTGTAAGTACAAAATCATTTGTTACGTCCCTAGAAGGTGTGTAGTTCATTAAAATTTCTACATCTTCAGGTGAACAGTCCGCAGGTCTTATTGTTCCGTATGTACCTATTGCCATTTTTTTTTAGTTTACTTTATTTATAAATATCGAAATTTCATTTTAGCTAACATCAAAAAATCCATAACCATAAGTAGTTAAATCCCTAAAACTATCAATTTCACCAAGCCTCTGAATTCTTTCTAATGTTGAATTTTTACCACGATCAATGAATATGTCAGATTGTACTTCAGGTTCTGAAACGACTCCTAATAAGAATTCTTCTTTAACCAACGGATCAGCAACTAAATGATTCTCTGTTAATCCACTAGAGTTTAAAAAATAAATTGAAGTACCATCACTATAATCAAAAAAGTCTATATTTTGAATAGTATATGCGGTAAATACGGGATTGATATCTGTAATAATTCCGAATATATCCCCGTTTTGTATGACTGGTACATTGATAATGTAATTTGGTGGAGGTCCATAAATGTATAATTCTCTTAGTCTTGATGTTGTAATACCACTTACAGTAAAAGGAACTGTAATGTATGCTGAACTTATTTGAGCTGATACATTGTTCACAGCATCACCACTGAAAATAAAATTATAAGAAATTGGAGTTCCTGTCCAACTACCGACCATCGGTGTGAAATATGCCTCACCAGTTGGGTCCAATATTGGAACTAGTTGGTATGGGGTTTTGATTTGTTTGAAGACTGTTGTGTTTCCCCAAGGATTTACTTGTTGTAGTGTTATTGTATAACCACTAGGTGAGTTTGGATAGTTGTGAACAATAGAATTTGGTGTATACGCTGTGATTGTTTCTAAAGGCGATCCATCACCCCAATCCACTCGGTAGGATGATAAATCAAGAAATGATTTGAATTCATTGTCGGATGTATTGTAAATGTACCAAGTATATGGGTTACCTGTTGTAGAAGAAAATATAAAATTAGTTACAACATTGAGTTGAGATAATGCCCCATCAAAAACAGAAAAATAACCTACATCAATGGTTGTTTGGGTAAGTAAGATTGGAATGGTAAATCCTGTAAACAAAGAAGACCCGTTGGGTCCACTTTTGAGCATTTGAGTAACTCCTGAGTAAACTCCATATGTTTCACCTGAAACTTGAATTTCTGATTTATTGGTTAATAAAAATTCAGGTGATATTTTGACTCTTATTATTTCGGATTCCATCTATGTCGGGTTTACATATTCATACCACTTTATGGGTTCAAGTTCAGTCCCTACTCTAACTATATTCGGATACTTAAATACTTCATACTTTTGGATCGTATAATCTAAGTTCACTCGATAATAGAAATAATCTTCTTGACTAAAAGAGAATGGATTTGATGTATTCACCAATTGATATTGAGGTTTATTCAACATTCTTATGAATTGTCCAGTATTTCCATTAAAAAATTTAGCAGACATATAAAAAGTATTAATATCCAAATAATTTCTTTTTTTTAACCAATAAATAAAAAACCCTTCTTTATCCCCTAAATAATCCAAAACGTATTTTGGTTTTTTTATCAACACATTTTGGAAAAATCCTAACTGTGAGGGTTGTGTTAAACCTTGATGTGTGGGTAAAATAATAGTAATATAGACTTTCTGATTAATATTATTTGGTGTATCGTACAAATCTAATTTCCAAAAAGATTTATTGAAATTAGGCCTTTGATAATAAATGTCCAAGTTAGAAAACTTGGATGTATATGAGTTTTCCCAAGTACCTGATAATGCAGGTATCGTCGTAGTTGTGTTAATAACGTTAGGATTGTACAACCAAAACTCATAGTTTATTGATGTTTGTTCTTTAACATTTGTGTAGTAGGATTTATGTTCAAATCTTGAAACTTCGAAATCTTGGTCTTTGTTAATAATTTGCTCCAAGACACTCTGTTCAAATTTTTCAACACCCTCCTGTTGACCATAGAAATCCCATGAGGATTCTAGTGGAATTACCAAATCTTTTGATTGGTTATTAAATATAACTTCGATTTTATTCACACGGATCTATTAAAGGTTGTATTGTTATTTGATAATAATCAATTGGATTGAAAGATGATTCATCAGAGAACAATCTGAATGTTATGTTTCCAAATGGGTAATGTGCTTCATTTAGAAATGGAAAGTCAACTCCTCTTCCTTCATCATCGATAAACCCATAAGTGTAGAGATCTCTCCACAACCAAAGATTTTGATTTTCTGAAAAAAAAGCGTAACTAGGAACTACATCCACCAAATTGGGGGGTGCAGTTTCTACATAATTAGAAAAAGTTTTAATTCTTACAGGAAAATGAACTTGATAATAAAACCCATTCGGATTTGTTTGATTTGCGGTGACATCAGTTGTAAATAACGATTGATTGTAAGTAAATTTATTCATATACGGAGATATGACCCTTTCCAATTGTTCTGTGTCGTTAAACTCACAAAAATCTCCAAGAACTGTATCACCACTTTGTTTTGGTAAATTGATTGTAAAATTGAAATAATTTGGAGTTGTGTTGAATAATCCTCTAGAAACTCTTGAATATTGGGATGTTCTAACATCTTCTATTGAGTCCGAATTGGTGAAATCGAACCATGTATTTGTCGCACCGCTTGTTAAATTAAATTGCCAACCCCTCTGTAATCGATTATGCCATCCAAAATATCCTACCCATTGGAACGACGCAAATATTTCTGAAACAGGTCGTTTGTTGTTGTCTAATAAATTTGTTAAATCTAAATCACGCTCAAATGTTACGTTATATGTATATGAACTTTGATACTGAAATATCTTAGCGATCTTATTTGGTGTTAATGCCGACAGTTGGTAGGAAGATTTGTTTGCATAAGAATTTTCTTCAAAAGCACTTCGAGTAGTAATGGTATCCTGAGCATTAGATATAATTTTATGATTTCTTACATAATACCTAGACTTGGTTTCTCCTGAATTATAAATGTCAATTATTCTTTTGAAAGTTCCAGTTTTACTTGAAAAAAAAGTATTACCCGTGTATCCAACATTATAAAGGTTGAAAATATATTCGTCCGAACCGTAAGTGTTATTACCCAAACTATAAACTTGATATGTATCAATATTGTTGTACGTAAATCCAGACAGTAATTGAACATATTCCCCAATAGACAAACCATGTTTAACAGGACAATTAAACTGAAGTATTTGTAACCCATTATCAGATCCTGTAGATATTATAAAAGGTACCCCATCATCCGATTTCCATGTGAATGAGTTGTTTGGTCCAAAATTATATGACATAGTCACTCCCGTAAGGTTTTCAAAAGGATATGATAATCTTACCGCCCAATTATAAGAAGATGCACTTTTTGTTATAAATCCATCAAAAAGTCCAGGTATATTAAGTTGTGTATTCGTTACATCTGTTCGTATAAACTCAAATTCTTGATAAGATGGAAGTCCACTCCATTGTTGTGAAACTAAAGATGTTATAGGGTCAACATAGTGTAAATTATTCAAATAATTTTCCCAAGATGGGTTTGGACAGTAACCTACTATATTATTTTCGTAAATATAATTTATTTTATATGTCGGTCTAAAAATATTAGAATCTTGTCTTTCATTATCAAATACAGTAATCAGACTTACGTTAGACGTTTGTTCATACTCAATAAGTTGTGATTGAGTTTCATTGAGTTGTGTATTAATATTTATATCCGTCTGAGGTGCTGCGGCATTTAGCAAGTCAGGTTTTACAACTAGATAATTTTGTACATCCATAATTTTAGTTCGGAATATATTTTTGTCTAAATTTATCTATCGCTGTAGCACCATTTTTAATACCAAAATAAAAGTAGAAAGGCCCTGAAGTTAATGTTTCTAAATTTGTTGTTCCAGGCACAACACTAGGTAAATTCAAACCTGTAGGATCTGTTTGATAGATATATCCCAAAGAATTTTGAACCTGTTGGTTTCCACCAACAAAGAAAGGAAAATAAAATCTGTCCAATCTTTGATAAGTGAAGGGTGAAAACGTGGTTTTATCTGTAATCCAACTATTTGATTCACTTCCGAATATGGAGAAAACACCATTGTTGGCTATATTCGAAAAACCATTATTTTTCCATGGGTAAAATGGAACTGTCTGGTTTATAACAGGCAAACTGTCGGCAACAAAATCTACAACCGATCCTGTTAGGGTGTAGTCGATCCTTTTGGGTGAAATCAAATCTCTATCCGTAGTTTCACCAGAATAAAAAATACCAAATACTGGTTTGGGCCTTAAACCTATAAAATTGGACGGAGTTAGTCCAAAATATATTGAAGATGAAGTTGTTCCATCGTCGGGATAATTTTCAGCATTAAATGGATTTATACCGTATTGAGAATTTATTTGTAACATTTGAGCGTAATCACCATCAACTCTTAAGTTAGATCTAGAAAATAAACCTCTTACAACACCTGCCGAGAAAAATTCGTTAGTATTGAGAATACGTGACAGGGCAAATACAGACGTTAAATTTTCTGTTGGGCCATATGAGGTTGGATCCAAATTGTCCATATTATACCCGTAGTAATCATTCGAATAGTACACATCTTTTGTCCAAAAAAATTGGGGACCCAAATCTACCATAGTGGTCGGGTATTTCAAGTATTTCGAATTTGACTGTCTTCTGTAAAAGTTTGGACTATACGACGCACCAATAAATCCTGAAGTTAAACTGTAAGGACTAGATCTGTAATAAAAGTTATTTGATTGTTCTTCAAATGCTAATTGTAATCCACAAAAACTATACTCAACAGATTGTCCTTGGACATTAGGTCCTACTCTCCTAACAAATGGTTTGTTATTAGAATCGAAAAAAACATTACTACTGAACGGAAATGCAAATAGACCTCCATTAACCCAAGAATTATTAAAACTTTGTGAAACAACACCACGACATAGTGCAAGTGTTGTACGAAACCTAAGTTTCCATTCACTTAATATTGTGAAATCGTTATTTCTCCCAAACAAACTACCAAAAGGTTCATTCAAAAGTACATAACACCCATCTTTGATTACTGGTAAATTCCTATTCGTATTCGTGTTACATGGGTCTGTAGAAGGTTTAATGATTAAATTAGAACCATAACCCACATAACAATCCAAATCAACCAATCCTTGACAAGTTAAACTTTCCAAAATTTTTTGAGTTGTGTTACCCGTTACAATATCATCATTCAAATCGTCTAAAGGTGGGTCTGGTACCAAGTCACCCAAAATAACATTTGTTGCACCAGATTCTGAAATAAAGTAAAAACCTAAACTTGTGCTACACTGAAATGAAAATGTATTGGTACCCAATGTATCCAAATCAGTACCTGTAGGTAATCTGTCCGTTCTCATTACCAATTTAAATTGATCGGTCATTTGTAAAATAGGTCTGTTTGGCGGTGGTGTTGATGTAGAATACGAACCATTGATATAGGATGGACCAAAATATACAGTAGGTTTTATATTACCTGGAAAAGAATTGACCCCTGAAGGTCCATATCTAATGTATGAACCGCCTTCAATATACTCCTCCTGACTATATGCATTCGTCCCCTGTACTTTTACTTCCAATTTTAACGATGTTGTAGTTTGATCAACATCAGTTATTGACAGAGTGGGTCCTAAACTGAATTGGTTATTGAAATAACCAGGTGCTTGGAACTTGTCTATTTGTGTACCATCCAATGAGGAATAATATAAATGTAAATCTGAATTGTAAGAATTCCAATTTATACCAGGCTGGAATAGGTATGAATCAAAGTAAAGTTTTAAAGTCGCGTTTGAATTATTTCCGTCTGGTTGTGTATCTGAATTGGTTACCAATTGGTCGTGTCTAACACAACGACCCCCCGCCTGTATTGGGACATTTAAATAATAATTTCCCTCAACAGTTATTGTGTTTGGGTTAAAACTTGTATCATACCCAAATAACCTAGATAAATCATATTTTACTTTATGTTTCCCACTGTATGGATCAACCCCTCTTACCATAAAAATTATGTAAAGTTGTTCTCCTTTATAATAACTCAAATAATCACTCAAGTTCGGGGCTGAAAAAGGTGCACCTGTTTGGAACCCTTGAGGATCCCAATATAAAGTAAATTGTTTTGACAATCTTTTGTATAAACTATCTGACAGTACATATACGTTCTGAGGTGGTGGAGTGGGTTGATTAGAACAGTTTGTAGTGAATAGTATTTGCGGTGAAATTGGTATTGCACTACCTGGTTGTGTGTGATTAGCCGGATCAGTCCATTGATTTGTTATTTGAGGTTGTTGTCCTTGTTGGGTTCTGACACATCTTGAGTATTGTCCTGGTACTAAACTTTCAATTTGTTGAACTCCAAAACAATCCGTATATTCAATCGTGTGTTCATTTAATGTTTGGTAATTTTGTGCATTTACATTAATATTTGGGTCTGGTAATAAATCAAAAGTCACATTAAAACATAGAAAATTAATACCTCCAGAAGAGCTGTTTGTTACGTTTAACGAAACAAACTGATTGTAAGACATTCCAGTTATTACCTGAAAGTATTCCAAGTCTGAAGGAAAAAAGTACTTCGAATCTGTCGTTTGTAATGGGGCATTTCCTCCAATCCTATAATTAACTGAACTGTTTTGTAAATTAGTGTTTGAAAAATTGGCATAATTTACTTCTATATCTATATTTGTATAAGTTACACCTGATATAACATTAACTGCGTTAATATCCTTAGATAAATTCGGGTTTTGGAATGTTAATAATGTTTGTCCTGAAAGTGATGTGAAACATTGTTCATCTACTATTAGAGCAATTGCGTTGTCGTAATGTTGTTTTCCAACATTGAAATCTGGATTGAATGTTACACCTATTCTACTAATACCTCCACTCGTAGCCCCCACATTAGGGTGATTAAAATAGTTTCCTTTTAGTGAAAACATATTGATAGTTTCCCATGGGGGTAACGAATTTACATAATAATACCAATTTCTGTATGAATTTCCTCCCATCTCTGCTTTTGGGATTCTCTGTTCATAAGGATGTCCTCTTGGTTCTACTTCATCCCAACCCCATCCTGCAAACATATATTGAATCTTATCGAATTCTATACTTTCACCATTTGGTCCAGCATTGTATGGTTGTGTCCAATTTTCAGCAATGTTCAAATCAGCATTACAACTTGTATCATCAAATCCACCACCACCTAATATATCATCACTAGAACAATCACAAGCTTGACAATCAGGATAAGTTAACATCGGTATTTTAAGTTTTTTCAAATCTGGAAATCTTTTCCTAATTTCTGATGGTGATGGTGGTTTTTTACATTTTACCTTGAACCCGATTTTGTTTGCCCAATTACATAACCTGTAAACTAGTTTAAGTACTGGTAACAACACAACTATAAAAAATTCTCTGATGAATGTTAGTAATAATGAAAGTACATGTAGTTGAACAATAAGGACAAGTAATATCGGACCTAAAATAGTTAATAAGATATTTGCAACAAAAAAAATAAAATCAAATTTATAATTTGCATCGGTCGATGGAAATTTATTGATTGTACCTTCACAAGTTTCATCAGTAATATCTTTGATGGCTACAAATCTATTTACAAAATCACCACTTTTAAAATTATCTATTAAGGCTGCAGTTGTGTAAACTTTTCTATATTTGAGTTGATAAAATGTGTCTTGACAATTTACCATCTCGGTCATCCTATCTATAAATTCATTGTTAGTTATTGTAAATCCGTTTGTATAACCACTCCAATCTAGTCCAAAATAATACGAACTTTGGAATTTTTTATACTCCGTTGAGTTAGTACTAATATTGTAGGCAGGATCGGTTTGTGATACAGACCATCCATACTCTTTTATATTTGGTACCAAATAATAACCTCTTCGTATTTCTCTTTTTTGAAAAGTTGGTGGTTGATCATACTTAATTTTGAACCGATATTTTCCTGATGTTGGAATACCGACAGATGGATCCAAACTAATGATTTGTTCTCCAAACTCGTTAGTTGTTACGTAATCCATATTCATAGGAACATTAAAAACAAATGTACCATCAACATCGATAACTTTACCACCATTTGGTAGTTCAGCTTGTTCTAGAATAGGATACCCATTTTCATCATTGAAAATTGTTTGACGAACCGCAACTATTTCACCAGGACCACTCGTTAGATTACAAAGTTTACCAATTCCATTTTTAGGTCTACATCTTTTACTTAAGCTTTGTTCATCTACATTGGAAAACAAAGATCCCATAAAAATGGCTGAAGGTATAATTTTAACTCCTGAATCAAGTAAGTTAAAATCTTCTCGTGTAATCCTTATTTGACAGGTTTCAGGATCACCCCAAAAAGGTTGAACTTGAATTGTTTTTACTTGATTGATTATCTGTGGTAGTAAGTCTAGATTGTTAGATGATGGAAATTTGTTACCGTCTATCTCTTCAGGTGTTGCAAGTCCTATGTCAACTAAATCTTGTGGTGCTAATGAGAACGGTCCGATGTCAGATAAATCACAATCCATGACCAATTTTTGTTCACCAAGTGGTACCCCCATTATTAGAAAATCCCCACTAGCGTTGGTTTTAACAGTATATTTGTAATATTTATCGTATATTTCTATCAGTGCTGGATTGGTAATGATGTCTTGTTTCGAGGGAAAAGTACCTGTTGGTGTGTGACCACCATGTTGTTTATCATAGGGTAAAAGATTGTATCTATAACCATCATCATTAACATCTGTTACATCTCTATACGGATATAAAGTTGATATTATTGGATTTTGTAAGTCAACTTGATCTATAGGGACAAATATACTTATCTTAACATTTGGAACACCAAATCCATCATTTACAATAACTCTCCCTGCAACAACTCCGTAGTCCGCACAAAAACGTGGATATGCCTCTTCTTGTCGAATCTTCAAAGATAAAATTTCTAATTGGTCAAAATCTTGATCCAATTGAATATTGATTTGTTTGTCTACCCCTACTTGGGTTCTGATTCTGTAACTATTGGACATAAAAATGTCTTTTTTTGATAAATAGTAATACTACTATTTTTCAAAATGTAATTCTACGAATCGATAAGTGAATTCTTACGTCAAAATAATTGACTGGTAGTTTTTGGTTCTTACAGTAATATCTCTATTTGGGAATCTGATTTGATAAATTTGATTTGGTTCTGCGAAAATTGTATTATCAACCAAAGATATTTTTTTAGTTTCAGAATTTGAGTATGGCATTGAAGTTTGTGCGGATGAATATTGTCCACCAACTCTTCCAAAAACTGAAATGTCGTTTATACTCAATACTCCATTTTCATTTTGTATGATTCTATAAAGTTCCGATAGTACTATATTTTGTCCCATACCTCTAATGGCGGGACTGAAAAATGTAGAGATCTTATCAATTATATTAGTGATAACAACTCCTTGATTTTGTGACGCATCTAAGACCACTGAAGTATCTATTGCAATGTCAATAACCTGAGCACTGCCAATTGTAACATAATCATTTATCATTCTATAGTTTGAAAGATACTCCGCAATGTTATTTTTCAAAGTTTGAGATACCTCAGGAATTAATTTACCATTTTGATCATAAGACAAAACACTAACATTTATTTTATTATTATTTTCCGTTATTGAAACTTTTGCAGGTGCACCAAATTGTGGTGGCATATTTCTTAAGACAGCTTCATAATCCTGGATTGTTACCGCTCTATTTTGAGCACTAAAATTGTATGTTACGTAATTTCTAATCTCCTCAGTCGATGGGTATCCTGCACCTCCAATAGCGGCAGTTGGGTTATTACAAACCAAAGAATTAATTACTTGGGTATTAATTGTCTCAGATGGACCATTTACAAAGAAATTTACAGACCCAATTTGATTAATTACATTGACCCCTAAATTTGTACCAAGTCCACCACCGATTCTATATTGAATAAATAACGTCGAATTTGCTTGTGGTATAGCCCCCAACGCTAGTGAGTTATTTTGATATCGTTGTACCTTGAGTGGTACATCTAAAGCGGTAAATTCTCTAAGTTGGTCATCCGCAGTGTTAGTACCTCCACCAAAAGTAATTTTATAAAAACCTTCGGGTGTGTATTCTGTGATAAACCTGTTTTGAGTTTCAATGTATACACCTACTTTGATTGCTGGATCATCGGATGGTTTTGATGGATCCTCAACAAATATGCGACTCTCAGCCAACGCTGGGACTTCATACCATCTACCTTGAGCACCTAAAAATTCTTGATCCGATGGAATATTCGAATAGGCAGTTCCAGGCTTTTGTATCATCGATGTAATTCCTAAGACATTTTTTTCAGGTAAGAAAAAACTAAAGAAGGGTGTTACATCATTTGGAAGAATGGTTCTTTTGAAGACCTTTGTAATTCCATTAACTACAGTTTCTCTTTTGGTTATTGTGTAATTAATTAAATTATTATTTACGTCGAAATTAGGTATTTTCAACCTATTTGGAATCCCATCAATATTGAAAGGTGATGCAAAATTAACGTCATATACCGTTTCAAATATTTGACCTGCGCCAATTACTTGACTTCCCCTTCTTAGAATACCTAAGTACCGTTCATCTTCTTTGTCCCCAAACGCAGGTACCGTTATCGAAAAATCAACCAAAGCAACTGAAGGTCTTTGACCTGGAATTTTTAATCCATATGTCCTTGCTATGTTGTAAATTGATGATCTTTGTTGTGCAAATTGAAGTACGGTCTCCTGAATACTTCTGTCTATATTATAGTGAAGATTGTCCGCAACCGCAGCGTTAAGATCTAGAAATACCGAAAATACGGCAGCGTCGTTAAAGTTGTCAATTAACTCAGGATAATATGTCCTTGTATAATTGATGAGTTCCTGTCTTATAGTTACAAAATCTCTCGCAGTGTATGATATTTTTCTTTCAGCCATATTAGATATTAATAATTACAAAATCTTTAGAATTAAAGACATCGTTAGAAATTGCGTAATCAATTCTAACTTTAGCTGTATATTCTGAGACATTTTGATTTGGTATTGATAACTCAGGATTAACCACATTTCCCGCAGTTGTCACTGTCATACCAGCAGCTTCATCAGAAGCTGCCTGTATGACTATATTTGTGATTTGTAAGTTGGGTAAAAATTGTTGTACAGAGTCTCGTATCTCAGATTCAATTTCAGAAAAGGTAGGTCCGTCCATTGGTTGAAAAATGTATTCATACAATCTAGTCCCAAAATTCGGTAGAAAATATCTACTACCTTTTCTTGTGAGTAAAAGATGAATAAGATTCGTTCGGATTTCTTCAGCAACATATTCAGTTAACTCCAAATACTTACCTTTCATACTATCCACGAATGGAAAACTTATTCCATATGTCTTTCCTTGAGCCATACGTTTGAACTACCCAACCACTAAAGATGATTGGGATTCTGAAACTAAGTTCAGAATTTTGGACGCTTCATTGATTGTACCAACAATAGTTGGTCTTATTTCATCTCCACGTCTGTAATCGTCAGTTCCTGACGATGTTTGTTTATATCCTTTAATTTGGATGTTTTTCATTTGGTTTTTTTTACAATCAATTCCCATCTTTTATTCCATCGGTTGAAGACTGATGGGTTTCATATAAATATACCACCTTGAATTTTGTGATGTAGTTCTATGAACTACATGTCAAACAATTTGGATCATCTAAAGAACAAACTTTGTTTATCATATCTTCTGTCAATGTCAAATTATTGTTTTCGAGTGGTTTGGGTTTGAAACTTTCTTGTATTTCTGGAGTATTCAACGCTGACATATCAACACCCAATCCTTTGATCGCCGCAGCTTTAGCCTTAGTTCTCAAATAATACATTCCTGTTTTCAATCCTAATTTCCATCCATACATATGTGCCGAAGATAACTTAGACTGTGTTACATCTTGCATAAAAATATTTAGAGATTGTGATTGGTCAATAAAAATTGCTCTGTCTCGAGCCATATCCAAAATAGTTTTACCCTTCATTTCCCAAACAGTTTTGTAAACTTCTCTGATCTCAGATGGTATTTCATCTATCTTTTGGACTGACCCATTTCCGTCAAATAGTTTCAATCGAATTCTATCGTTCCAAAGTCCAAGGTTAACCAAATCCTCAACCAAATGTTTATTGATGATTACAAATTCACCACTTAATACATTTCTTTTGTATAAGTTAGTTGTAAAAGGTTCAAAACATTCGTTATTACCAAGAATTTGTGCGGTACTCGCGGTAGGCATCGGAGCTACAAGTAAGGAATTTCTAAGTCCATGTTTTTCAATTTGAGATTTTAATGTACTCCAATCCCATAAACCAGAAAGATTCTCCATACTGACATCCCACAAATCAAATTGTAACTTTCCAAATGATGCTGGTGATCCTTCGTATGTTTCATATGGACCATGTTTTATTGCCAAATCTTTTGATGCTGACAACGCCGCAAAATAAATTGTTTCAAATATTTCACTATTCAATTTTTGAGCCTCAGGACTTTCAAAAGGTAGGGATAACATTGCAAAAGTATCCGCTAAACCCTGCACTCCTAGTCCTATGGGTCTATGTTTGAAATTTGAAGTTCTTGTTTCTATTGTAGGATAATAATTTATATCGATTACTTGATTCAAGTTAATTGTCATTTGATAAACAACTTCATATAACTTTTGGAAGTTGTAAGTCCGCAACTTTTTGTTTTTCTCACGTACTTTTCCTGATGGAATGTCCACAAATTTAGGAAGTGCTACTGACGCTAAATTACAAACCGCAATCTCGTTTTTGTCTGTATATTCTAGAATTTCAGTGCAATTGTATGTTAACATTCCTTGTGAAACAAAAAGGTGTTCATCGTTATTGATTGTTGGGCAATAGACATCCTCTTTACCTACATACTCAATAGATTTAACTTTATGACCTTTTTTGGTGTTATCTCTGTATTCTTTTTCATCTAAGATAATATTTTTTCTGTCTAAAAATCCAGTCTTAGTATTCAATATCAAAGCATCATTTTTATTTCCAATTATTAATCTATAACAATCTTTGGTTTTATAAATTGATTGTCCTCCTTTACCATTTGGTAGTAGTCTATCCCCACCCTTTGTAAGTAATCTAATGGAAGATTGAAGTCCTAAATTATTGAAAATAAGTTGTAGCTCTTTGAGAAAATCTAAATTTATATCGGCATAACACAATTGAATTGGGTTACCTCGCGATTTACTAACGAATACTGAACCATCGGCATAGAACAAACCTTTTAGATATGACCATTGTGTTTCTTCATTTGATTCCCAAATCCAACTTGGTACATATCCTTTGTTAAATGGGAAAGTTTTTTTGAAAAAGTCGGTTGTTAATCTCTTTTTCTTAACAGGTGAAAATGAAACAGTACAATCTATGAATTTTCCTCCTTTGTTCGAGTATCTTGGTTTGTATTCATATTTAGAATACAATTTTTGAAGTCTATTTTCTATATCCTCGACTAAATCAAAATCATTTTCCCACAAATCAAGCATAATTGATCCCTCACTTTGTGTCCCATCTGATTGATACATACCCAACAAAAAAGCCTCATCTATCATTTCTTTGGTACCAAATAAACCTTTCTTCGTTTGTACCATAACCACGTCACCTACTCTCAAGTCTTTACACTCAACCCTTTCAATTTTACGAGAAGATTTTAAAACTGGAATACCATGGTATGGTGTCACTTTATGTTCCATCCCATTTTCTAAAATGATTTTGTATACATCTTCCTGTTCTGCTCTTAACTTCATTTCAGATGATAAAACCATTTCTTTATTGTTAAACAATTCCAACTTTTGACCAATTTCATTGAGTTCTTTTGCAGTTAAATACCCAAGGGAAGTCACAACCCTTTGGTCTCCTGCTATACACAAATTTGACGATTTGATTGTACCCAAATTTTTTTGATTAGACTTGTAGTTGGCCGCATCTTTGTACAACATATATGGAGTACCAGTCTCGATTTGTGAATCCAAAATCTTTTCCCAAAGTTCACGAGCTTTGATAGTTTTGATGGCTCTACCCTCCCGTTCGTATTTTGTATAAAGCTCAGTGAAAGCTTTCGAATCAGGTGTATCATATGCATCAATCAAACCAGGCACTTCCTCAGGTGAAAATAAAGACCATAGTCCATCACTCTCAACTCTTTCCATAAATAGGTTTGGTGTCCACATAGCTAAAAACAAATCACGAGCTCTCATTTCTTCCTTACCATGGTTTTTTCTAAGGTCTAAAAAGTCAAATACATCTGCATGCCAAGGTTCAAGATATACCGCAATAGAACCTTTTCTCCTACCCCCGCCATTGTGAACTAAACTTATATCTGTAGTATAATTTGGGAGTTGCTCGATTTCCAAATCATATACTTCAGTATCTATTTTTGTTTCCTGAATGGAGTCTATAGTTACTAACTCAATCTCATCTAAATTTAGATTAACAATTTCACTTTCGATTTCACCATCTAAAATTTGATGGTCTAATTGAATATTTGTATTTTTCATAGTTTTAAATTATTTCATTTTAATCAAAATATCTTCAGTTGTCAAATTTTCAGCTTCAACCCATTCCGCTTTTACCAACTTGTTTTGAATTTTATATGTTAAGTTTTCATCTTTCTTACCATTTTTTATTGTAAGATATAGGTGCCCTCGTGTTACAGTATTCTCACCAATAGAAGAATTGATGGTTATAAAATCTCTTTCATTCTTTTCGAACTTCTTGACATTTGATACTGGATTGTAAGTACCGTTTGAATTCAAAACCATATCACCAACAGTAATCTCTGAAATTTTTTTATAACCAAGATTTGTTTTAACTTTTGTATCTGGAACAAAACACTGATCAACATACCGGGCAGTTTCATTAAACACCTTCAACATAGGGATAATACCATTTGAAGATCCATTGGTTCCTTTAATATAAGCACCTTTAGCTCTTATTTTGTGAATATTTACACCTATACCTCCAGCATTTTGAGATATCACCGCACAATCTGATAATGTCTTGTAAATTCCAGGAATTGAATCATCATCAATATCTAACAAGAAACAAGAACTCAATTGTGGTCGTTTGGTTCCAGAATTAAATAACGTAGGTGTTGCATGGGTAAATAACCCTTGTGATAACATATCATAGGTTTTTTGTACCATTTCCAAATTATCAAGCCAAATACCTACAGCAACCCTCATGTATAAATGTTGGGGGGTTTCTGCAACCTCACCAAACATTTTAAGTAGATAACTTTTTTCTAAGGTTTTGAAACCAAAGTAATCAAAATTAAAATCACGATCATGGACAACCATCGCATCCAATTCTTTTCCGTGTTGAACAATTACTTTGTACACTTCATCTGAAATCATACCCGCTTTCTCTCCTGTTTTAGGATTGATGTAATGATATAACTTATCTGCTGTAGCCGTGAACCTTTTATCAACTCTTTTATACAACGACGTAATCGCAATACGTGCCGCCAAGGTAGAATAATCAGGATGATTAGTTACTAGTGATGCTGATGTTTCCGCAGCCAATCGATCTAGTTCCTCCGTTGTCACTCCGTCATATAAACCAGCAATTACTTTTTTTGATACTTCAAAGTAATCAACATAATCTTCATTCAAACCATATGTTTGCTTTTTGATTCTTGATGAAATTTTTTCAAATTTCACATATTCTCTTGTTCCGTCTCTTTTTACAACTTCCATTACTTTTTATTTTTAAAAATCTTCTTCAAAATTTATTTCTTTGGTTTCAATTACATCCCCCACCCCTCGTTTAGAATAATCAGATACTCGTTTTTCAAAAAAGTTTGTTTTGTTTTCTAATGCAATATTTTGCATAAAATCAAATGGGTTTTCTGAATTATAAACTTTACCAATACCCAAATCAACTAACAGTCTATCAGTAACATACTCCAAGTACTGACACATTAGTTTAGAGTTCATTCCGATTAAATCTACTGGAAGTGATTCGGTAATAAACTCTTTTTCAATCGTAAGTGCTGAGGTTAGAATTTCTAAAACTCTCTCTTTTGATAGTTGGTCTTGGATGTGATGACGATACAAATGAACCGCAAAATTGGTATGTAGTCCCTCATCCCGAGATATTAATTCATTGGAAAAACTCAACCCAGGCATTAATCCACGTCTTTTAAGCCAAAAGATTGAACAAAATGAACCAGAAAAGAATATACCCTCTACTGCCGCAAAGGCAATTAACCTTTCCGTAAAGGAGGACGATCCAATCCATTTAAGTGCCCAGTCCGCTTTCTTCTTAACGGCAGGAATAGTTTCTATTGCATTGAACAATATATTTTGTTCTTCTTTATCTTTGATATAGGTGTCAATCAACAGAGAGTAAGTTTCTGAGTGAACGTTTTCCATCATGATTTGAAACCCGTAAAAAAACTTTGCTTCAGTATACTGAACTTCTTTTACGAAGTTTTCAGCAAGGTTTTCATTTACGATCCCGTCTGAGGCGGCGAAAAACGCCAATACATTCTTGACAAAATATTTTTCACCCTCATTTAATTTTTCCCAATCAGTTAGATCTTGTTGTAGATCAATTTCTTCAGCTGTCCAAAAACAAGATTGGGCTTGTTTGTAGAGTTTCCACAAATCTTCATGTTGGATTGGGAATAGGACAAAACGATTCGGATTTTCTTGTAAAATCTTTTCCATAGTTATTAAATTTAAATTAGTTGTTTGTTTTTTCTGACAATCTTTGTTGTCTTTGTTCCATAAGTTCTTTAATTCTGTCTCTTTTTCTTTCTTCTTTGTTCTCTTCGAATCCTAAGAAAGTTACAGAATTTTCTGTATCAATAACGAGCATTTCATTATCAAATTTACAATTTTCAAATACTACTCCATCCTTACCTATTCTAGACTTCGTAACGGCCATTGTCGCAAGACCCGCTTCTTTTTGTTGTAAGGTCTTAGCAACTGTAATAATTACGTGACCAACTTGTGCTTTCTTAATAGATCCACCCATTTGATCGGTAGTTACGATCTCAGAGGATATACTACTCCTATTTCCTTGGGTTGCAGTCCAACCTGCAACACCAATTTCATGACACATCGCCTCATATCCCCTCATCACAGAACCTTCACTTTTCCATTCATCTCCCAAGTTTTTATCAGGTACGACACAATCAATATAATCCAAAACAATCATATCAATTGGATTACCGTCCGCTATCATTTTTCTTACCATACTTTTGATTTGAGTCATAGTATATGTATCTGATGCTAGTTTTTTAAGGTATAAATTATTTTGAGAAGTGTTTCGGATTTCTTCAGCTTTAGCGATTACATCATCTTTATGATTTGGTAAGTCATCGGGAGAAATTCCAGTCCAAAGTGTGAAGTGTTTTCTTTGGATTACTTTCAAGTTGTCCTCAAAAAATATTTGAAGTACATTGAATCCTAAGTTAAATGCTGTGTTTGCGATCTTAGTAAGAATGGTCGATTTACCAACCCCTGTCGGAGCGAGTATTACACCTATTTCTCCCTTTGCTAGTCCACCTTTTAATAGGTTGTCGATACCAGGTATACCCATAGGAATTGGGTGTCTGAAATCTTCTTTAAGAAGGTCCTCGAGATCATCGAAAACATCTACAATGTTTTTGTTGTTTTCTCCAATCTGAAGAGCTGATTTAATCAATTCCTCTAACTTGTCGTAGTTTTCGAACTCCCCACTATCCAATATCTTTTGCGATTTGGTAATGGCTTTCTGTAATTCTTGTTGTTTACAGAACTTCAGGGCTTTTTCTTGTACAAAGGCAAGACCATCGATGGGGGCTTTTTGAATTTTTGATATTGTGTCATTCAATATCTTCAACATCAGTTCTTGTGGAAATTCACTTTTAACAATTTGATAAAGCGTTTCAAAGGAGGGTGAGCATTCATACTTGATGTAATACTCTTTTATCAGTTGAACAAGTGTTTTGAAATACTTGTTTTCGAAGTGTGTTGATTCTAATACGTCGAGAATAGTGTGTGAAAAATCCTTCTCAACAATAAGTTGATTGATAAGTTGTAATTGGAAAGTTTCTCCTAAATATTCAAAGTTTCTCGACATAATTTTTTATTTTGTGTATTGATAAATACAATCAAACTAGACTATAGTCAAGGTAATTTGTCTCAAAATCTTTCGCTGCAAAAATGTCAGTAAGGTCCTTAAGTACACTTTTTACTTGCTGACGTATGTCTACGGTGTATCTTATTTTAGGTGGAAAAATTTTTGCATCTAGTGATCTATGACAAATTGTCATATTTTCTTTCATTATTTTGAAGTGAAAAATTTCAGGTCCATCGGTCATAGAGGTCTCCAATATTGTAGGATCCTCCATAATCTCATCCACGAGATCCATCATATAAACTGTGGTTCTCATTTTCTGTTCCGTAAGAAACTCTTCGACAAAATATCTCATGTAATCATAAACTTCGAGTGATCTCTCAGCCACGGGATTGTAATTTTTCACATTGAAATATCTTTGAATAACAATATTGTTATTCAATGTGATAAGGAATTCTAACTTAGTTAAATCTTGTTCTTTCATAATTTATTGAATTTATTAAAATATAAGGGTTTTTTTGGGTTTTTCAAATTTTTTTAACTTTTTTCTTCTCTGTTGAATTTTCTTTTTTCTTTTCTTGTTAACTTCATAAACGGACGAAGGAACTCAACAAACCCTTCATCTGTTTTAGGGAGATACTTAAAAAACCCATCTTGTGTCATCATTCGAATAACATTTTTGTAACTTCTTCCTTCAGGGTCTATATTATCTCGAATGTTTTCTAGAACCAACTCTTTTGCATTTTCAGTTATCATAGGGTTGTGTAAATCCATAATCATTCTTCTTTTATTGAAAAACTCCATTCCCTCTTCCGAATTCTTACATCTACCACTCATCAGATTCTCTAAACCCTTCAATTTTTTAGTTTGATATATTTCTGTTGTTTTACTTAGAATATGTTCAAGTGTTGTTGGATGTTCCAATACCTCTGGAAAAAATTTAACCAAAGTTTTTTCACCGAAGTTTAATATTCCAAAAACATTATCAGATTTGTCGCCTAATAAAATTTTAGCAAGTAGTAAGTTAACGTGAGGAACTTCTATTTCATCAAGTTTTATTTTATCACCTTCGTAAAAATATTTTTTGTGAAGTGGAGAATAAACACTAATTCGTGAATTTAAAAGTTGAAGTAAATCTTTATCTGAAGAAAAAATGGTAATTGTTTCTTTTTCTGCGTGTAGACAATAGTAGGAAATTAAATCATCACCCTCATTGTAAGGAACTTTAAGTTGTCTTATAAAAAACTCCTCTAGATAATTTTGGACTTTGTTTTTTTGAATATTGAATGATTCTCTTTGGAACTCATTCAGTCTTTCTCTACGATTTAACTTATAGTAAGGGTATATTTCTCGTCGCCTACTTGAGTTATGTTCGTCATCCCAAACGACAAATACTTTGTCGTAATCGTGTTCGTCCAATTGTTTACGAATGGCGTCGATGAAATGGTATAATCCACCGATGTGTGTTCCGTCAACAAAGAAGTCTCTGACACCAAAGAATCCGAGATTGAATAAATTATCTCCATCAATTAATAATGTTTTCACTATTGTTCATTATCTATCTCAGTTTCTTCCTTCAATGTAAAATCACCTTCCAATCCGAGAATTTCTTTCCAATAATCGGCGTATTCTTTTTTGTATTTTTCAACAGAAGTTTTTTCTTCGGTACTATCTTTACCCGAAATAAACCCATGAGGTGTTACAATGATTTTACCATCCTCATAACCCAAACCATTAATGTGGTTTTTCAATACTGAAATTTTGGTACGAGATGCAAATTTGACAGTTCTCTTGTCCTTGGTTGCCGTAATTTTAGTTGTACCAGCACCCTTTTGATTCCCAAACAACAATACGATCGATGAGTTTAACCAAATAGATTCACCACCTTTACTCTTGATTTTGGGTTGTCCAAATGGATTATCAGGAAGCTCAACCCAAGGTTGGGCAACAATTACCAGTGAGTTTTGGAATTTTGATTCAGATTTTCTTGTTCCAGAAATTCTTTGATTGATGCCCATACCAATTTTATCAGATAGAACAGATGCATTGTGTTGTTTACCACCTTTACCGTCATAAGTCATTTTACAAGGTACCGATCCCACACTATCCCAAAGGAAAACTAAATCATAATCAATTTCTCCTTTTTCCTGGGCATCCAAAATTTCATTGATATAATCTGTGATTTGTTCTATGTACAAAAAATTATTGTTGAATAAAAAGAACCCCTCCCAATCTATTTCACCTGTCGACTCATCAACAATTTCTTCACATTCGAAACCCATCATTTTTGCATGACCAAAATCCCATTTCTGTTCGGTTATAATAAATACGGGTAGAATATTTCTCCTTTGAGCATCAATCGCTGTTTTGATTAATGCGGTGGTTTTTCCCGTGTCAGAGTGACCGAGTAACATATTGATGTGACCAATCGCTGGGCCTGGTAAGCCAACGGCATCCAAAAATTCACGGCCTAAATCAAAGTACTCTTGAGGCTTGTATTTAGCGGATGTGGAAAACTTTTTCTTAATATCTGTAAAATCTTTTTTCTTAATTGCCATAACTTAAATTAAATGTGTTGGTATGTGAATTTTGTTGACTCTTCTTTCGTGTCTTCCACCTTCGAATTTGGTTTCCATAAAATAATCCAAAATATCGATAGCATCTTCTACAGAGACGAATCTAGCAGGTATACACAATATGTTTGCATTGTTGTGTAACCTTGCTAGAGATGCCGTCTCAGAGTTCCAACAAACTGCCGCTCTAACATTTGCCCATTTGTTGGATGTAATTGATACACCATTACCAGATCCACACAGGAGTATTCCAAAATTCTCAGGTTCATTTGAGATTTTCTTGGATACTTTGTGAGCGAAGTCAGGGTAGTCGACCGCATCATAGGTGTTAGGACCTAGATCCTCAACATCTAAACCATCCGACTGTAATCTTTTCACAAGTAGTTCTTTCAAATCTACTCCTGCGTGGTCTGAAGCAATGTATACTTTTTTCATTTTTTTCTAATCTTAGAAGGGAAGATCCTCATCTGGTTCAGCGTTGATTTGTGGATCTTCATAGGATGACGCACCGCCCATACTTGTTTGTGATTCAGTTGAATCTCCGTAAACGTACTTATTAGCATTAGAGTCCCAACGTGGTGTTTCTCCTCTTGAAATTGCTTCAAGATACTCGACTGGTTTTTTAGAGTATACATCATTCCACGTTAGTTCATCCTTAATCCACTCTTCTTTGATTTTTGGATCAGTGTGTAGTGGGTTAGGGTCATCATGCATGATGGTTTGGATTGCGGTATACTCCGCACCTTTGGGTGTTTTTTGTTTTGCCATCTCAATAATTAAATCTCGACCTTTTTCGGAGTCTGTGATATCACCCTTTTGTCTCCAAATAGGAATGATCTTATCAAGAATCCCATCATTTTTGTAGTTGTGTTTGAACCTCCAAAACTTTACACCCTCTTCTTCAGCATCACGATCGATGACTTTTACAATATAAAACTTTCTTGAATTATATTGTTTCGCCAACTCTTTGTCTGACTCTTTTCCTGTAGACCTCAACTCTTCGTAGAGCTCGTTCAAAGGAGACCTCTCATTATCATTTTTACCTGGGTCATACAGTTTTACCCATTTTCCACCGACTTGAAGTTCATGGTAGTAAACTTCTTTGAATGGGGACGAACCATCTTTGGTAGGGAGAATTCGTACTCTTTTTTGTCCTGTTGAGGAATTTTGTGGGAGGATACAAGCGAAGTATTTCTTCATTTTTTCCTCTTGAGATAAACCATCACCTGAATGGTTTTTCTCGTACTGTGCCAAAACGGCGTCTAATGAACTCATCATGTTGTTTTTAGAAATTTAAAATAGTGAATAAAAAAAAAAGGGTTTAATAACCCTTTTAATATACGATAAAATATAAAAAAATCAATAATAGGATCTGAAATTTGTATCAGGTGTAGGTAGAGTAATATCAAAACTTTTTTTAACTTCTGATGGTACAATGTTTTCTACTTCGTCTGATGTCAGAATATACTCATTTTTTCCCGACTTTTCAAGGTCTTCTTCTTTTTCATCAAAAAAATCTGTCAACTTTTGGTTGAATGGGCCTGAATCCAAACTTCTCAATTCTAATTTTTCTTGAGCGGTTTTGGGTCTGTATTTTTCAACTTTTGTTTCTAACGAATTGATTTTATCAATTAACTGATCCATTTCACCTACTTTTGATTGAAGTGTCTCTAATTGTTTAAACATCTTATCGAAGTATTCTTCTTGTTTACTTTGTATATCCTTTTGAGCATTTACTAGATCCGTAATCTCAAGTTCCTCGGTTCCTGATTCAGTTTCGTCAGTCTGACCTTCAGAACCGATTTTTTCAACTTCGTCATCTTGAGATACATCAATAACTTCAGGTTTTGGTGCCTCTTGTGGAAGCATAGGGTCTGTAGCACCGAGTGGTGGAGCATTGGGATCTAGAATTGGTGGTGCTGCATCAGGTGCAACTTCTTGTTCCGTCACATATTTGTTAATTTGGTGATGGCGTCTGATTTCTTGAAGAATTTTTTTTTCTATAGACATATGTTATCCATTTAATAATTGTTTAATTCCGTGAGATGTTTCTACTTGGATTTTTTTATTTGTTCTCATTGTATTGTCAACTCTCTCAATTAATCCGTCTCTTTCTCTAACAGTATAACAGTCACCTGTATCTAAATCGCAAACCTCACTAAAGCCATTTGCTACTTGTTTTTGGGTATAACGCGTTCTTTTACCCAAATAATTGTCTAAAATATTTTGTAGTTCCATAATCTTTTTTCATTGAACTACCCAACCACTAAAGATGGTTGGGTTTCTGAAACTAAGTTCAGAATTTTGGACGCTTCATTGATTGTGTGAACAATAGTTGGTCTTATTTCATCTCCACGTCTGTAATCGTCAGTTCCTGACGATGTTTGTTTATATCCTTTAATTTGGATGTTTTTCATTTGGTTTTTTTTAGTCAATTCACACCTTCCATCCCATCGGCTGAAAACCGATGGGTTTTTCGGTGGATTTATTATAAATATATTGATATTGAATTAAATCAACTTAAATTGTTTAAGTTTTTGATAAACTTCCTTTCCTACTTTTGCAAATGTTTCTGTCTGATCAGTATTATTCGTTTTCCATTTTTGGAAATCTTCTGAAGTTTGGAATCTTTTTCTTGACCAATAGTAAGCCCAAAGGTTTAACATATTTTCAACATAATCTGCTTCAGTTACCCACTTATTATTATAACCAATTTTAGTATCAGGTATTAAAAGATTGTTACTATTTGTTGTAAAATACAAGTTTTTGATAAACTCAATTGATTTTTCAAAACTTGCAAAGGTAGCGAATGGAACTCTACCACCATTTGGAAATTGTTTACAAGTATAAACATCTGACATATAACTATTCAATCCGCCATAACTTATGTTTGGTATTGGGTATCCACCTAACGGGGTACCTCCTAGGTCGTAGTTGAACGTAATAAATTGGTTGTCGTCATGTCCATTATTGTATGCGGTGTAGAATACCATTGCTCTTACTCTCGGGTCTGTAGTTTTTTGTTTCAAAATGTTACTAAAATTAGCATAGGTGATTCCAGATACAAAACCTTCAGTACCTTCCCAATTTTTATATGGTAACTCTGAACTTCGTATACTTGCATCACAAAATATGGGTTGAGCGGTAGTATAACGAAGGTTTGTTTGAATTGAGTTTACTATACTTATATTATTTGTAGTTCCAGTTGTTGGTGCACTCGATTGTTTCAATCTTCTAACTTGTTGAACTAATTCGCTTAATAAGTTGTTATTGATTGATAAAAGTTGTGTGTCAATTTTAGCTAATGAATAAAAAGGCATTCTTATTCCCTCGAAATATGTTTTAAAAGAGCCCGCTTCTATTCTATGTTCTACTGATTGTATTTGGTATGCACCATTAAACATGGGTACATATCGTAAATTGAAATACATGGTAGGTTGAATAAGTGCACATCCCAAAGCCTCAACTCGTACGTTATAACTCCTTGTCTTATAAAGATTGTATAAACTTACACTACCTAAACTTGTTCTTAATCCACCTGCTTGTGCTGCCATTTCTGTAATTACCTTATTTGCTTCAGTGGTAGATGCCCCGAGATTTTGATCCAAATTAATGGAACTAAATATACTTTGATTACGAGTTCCAAAATCCACATTAAAACCAACCACCCTATTTGTGTTTGCCCAATTTTGTTTAGTGTTTGTGGTTGCCAAACTATTTTGAGATTGGTTTGCAAAATCAAAACCATCCGATCTCCATCCATAATTTGAGTTCTGATTCAAATCTAAATGTTCGCTTGGATTTCCAACATAATAACACAAAAATGCTGGTTTGGAATCACGTGTATCTACATTATTGTATATCCCGAATAAATTATTTGCAATGTCTTCAACCGTTTGAGATTTTGGTTCAACACCATTTCGGACTTCACCTTGACCCCACCAATTAATGTAGGCAGGTATTGGCATCATAAAAAATTTATTGTCAACTAAAATTTTACTGACAAAATCAATAACACGTGCGTCTAAACTTGCATAAGAATTAAAGAATTCTAGTAATTTAAATGGATCTACAAGAACATCTCCAACATCTCTGTTTGCTCTGTCTAAAAATAAAACTTCCTCAAATATCGTTTTTTCGTCAAAATTAGCGCCAGCTATCCATTTGTCATTAAAAGACTTGAATGCTTGATATAACTCAATTTTAGGTTGAACCCCGTCGATTGCAGTTAATAGAGGTTTCACTGTTGATTCTTCTACTTGGGGTAATTGTTTTTGTAATAGGTTGAAAAGTGAATTTAAAACTAAATTCAAGAAATTATTTTTTGTGGTATAAAAATCATTTATTTCTGTAACGAAATCACTTCTTGTATAATTGTTAAACGGTTCTCCTAGTTTTTGTGTCGCAAATATTTTTACGAGTGGTGCAACTATTTGTATGTTCTCAGGTGTAAACCCCACATTCATAGTGATAAAAAAATCTGTAATATAACTTCCATTGTCACTATACTTCATACCATCTACACTTGCGAATCCAACATAAGTCTTCAAGGTTTTCCACGACTCTGGATTGTTTAATTCTGATTGAACTAAACTAATTCCCGATCCATCCCCTGGTAAAGATCCAAGTACATATGGAGAAAAATCGTATCCATCAAAAACTCTATACCTATCGTCTGTAGTGACACTTCCAAATAACTTTCTATCAAAATTTCCTGGGTTGCCAAATTTGAAAGCAATATTATAATTTAAGAATTTTTGTATGGCCTCTGTTAATACCTTACCTTGTTTTGTTACACAAGTATTCACATAATTTGTTTGTGTCAGTTCTTTAGAAACTTCATCAACAACTAAACAATTTGCAAAAACTTGTTGGAATGATCTGTTCACAAAATCATCAGACAAAAGTTCTTGACTATTAAATTGTCGACTAGATCTAGAAAAATTTAAAAATTCTGTTTCAAATTCATCCAATATTTCTGTCTTAAAAACACCAAAAATTTCTTCAATATTTGAATACTTATTTGACATTTCGAACGCATTACTATTATCTTTGGATGGTTGTATTAAATTGACATATTCATTGTATGCTGGTTTTGTAATACTGCTATTGTCGAAATACCCAAAATTAGGAGCTCCCCAGAAAAATCTAATTGACCCATCGTTAACTGCCGTGTTGTTTAAAATTGGTTGTGACATAATCAACCTTGTTCCGTTATTCTTGAAACACTCGTACTTTACTTGATTGTAATTAGTACCAAAACTAGGTAAAACTATAGTTTTGTTTCGAGCAGTGGTATTGAATTTTGTGGATGTTTTGGTATTGAAGGTCATAAACCAACCCTGAAAATCCAAAGAAGCGTAACGATTTGTGAAATTAGGATCGAACCCAATTCCCTCTCTCATTGTTGCGTCTGTAGCTCCAATGTTCAAACCTTCATCAACAAATTTATCTAAATCATTATTTGTATAACCTGTTAAAAAATCCAACCCAGTATAAAAGAATAAAACATCATTTACAAGGGATGGATAAAATCCAACATACTTTTTCTGAATGGATTCAATTGAACCTGGATTCAAAATTTCTGTTTGAGCGTATATTGTAATTCCACTACCATACAAATCTTTTGTAACATATTGATGTTGTAAACTGTTTGTTGTTGGATAGTATATTTGTCCAACATCCACATTTTTCCACACAGAATCTAAAATGTCGACCCCAGACTCAACATACTTTTTATATCGGTGCCATATGGAACCATATTTTAAGATCCATGCATAAGGTAATCTATGTATAGCACCAAACTTTGTCAGTGTTGCAAATAAATAATCCTTAGAAACATTGTTAACATTAGATGTTACGTCTACGATGTCTTTGAGAGGTTCCCTCAAAGTGGATAATGGTAAACTATTCAAGAATAGATATGCGGCTTTTAGATATGGATACTGAATGTCATTTCTATCGTTTTGTACACCTTCGATAAATGCGTTTGTAAAATACGGGGTATTCAACATAGATACCGTTTGATTTGGTGTGAGATTACCTGTATTTCCATTATAACTTAAAGAACCTTCTGTGATTGCAAATTTAGATAAAGTTCTGTTTTCTGTGTAGTATGTGTTAAAGTCCACAAAATTATTAGACCCGATTTGTTGTGGAAAATTAGAAATTACAATATTAGGTTCTGTGAAGGACAAATAAGAATTGTTAACAAATGGTCTGTTAATATTGTTTTCGGTGTTTGCAATAGTTTGAAAATTAGTAATGTAATTTAGAGTATCGTTCAAAAACAAACTCCGTGTAGTACTATTGTACGATGAATTATTATTTACATTCGATAGATTTTGTTGTACCCAAGAATTATCTACAAACGGGTACAAATCCAATAAATCAGTTGTGTTTGATGAACTACTCTTAATAAACTCTTGGACATTTTTCAATATACTTGTATCTTTGCTTGAATTCTGTGCACCTGAACTAATTGTTGCTACAGATAAAATAGAAAAATCTTTTTGTGTTTTTGCTCTTAAATAATCAGATGTAAAAATTCCTCTTATAAATTGTTGCCATGAAATACCAACCCCCTCGTTCGATATGTTTCTCAAAACTTGTAAATAATTTGCAGAACTAAAAGCCGTGTTCTTTAATAATTTTGTAATTAATGGGTTAGAAAATGAATTCAATGCATTTCGAATATTTATCAGTTCCATTTCAGACAAACTATCAATAATACCAACTTTCTCAGCATTAGGTCTTGATAGTCGATCCCAAAAGGTTTGTAAAAGTACTCTCTCATATATTTCATATAGGAACTTTACATCTTGTAAGTCACTTAGTATAGCATTACTTGTTGGAAATTCAACCGCATTAACTGTAATCCTATTGATTATTCGTCCGATATCATTTTCACTTAAGTTGCCCGATTGTTGAGATTCGCTTTGATAACTTTTGGTTATCCCTCTGATATATTCTTCAACGAATTGGACTTCAGGCCAAATCTGATAATCAGACGCTCTTGTCCTTTGTAACTCTGATTGTTCGCCAGGATACATTACAACATAATTCTGTTTCCCATCTTTTTCTATCTGTTTGGTTAAATACAAAGGCCATGGATAAACCTCCTGATTAACTAGGTTGTTTTGATTAACATCTTTATTGTTGTTTTTGATATCAGGTGAAACCCCATCATTTCCTTGACCATAACAAGCCAATTTTTTTAAAGGGTTATTTCTTTGTGACCAGGCATCCTTATGTACGAGATTCAATAACCTATAAAAGGCCTCTACAGAGGCAAAAATAATACCCATTACATTTCTCATAGTAGGTTTGAATCCTAAACCATTCGGTCCTTCAATTTTTTTTGATAAAAAAAGAGATAGTTTTTCAATTACAATCGATCTTTGTTTTTCTAGCTCACCGAAAGTTTTATAGATTATTTCTTCAAATTGTCCCACACCATCTGAAAAAACAAACGTATAATTTGGGAACTTGACATCTTTTAATGCTTCATCCAAAATAGTTTGAAAAAATTGTGTTTCTTCATTTCTAAGTGTTGTCCATTCCAACTCGTTCAACGGTTTTCTTTTGTACCTCGCCTCGTAAGTTGCAATCCAGTCAATATCATTTGCATTTAATAGTTTAACAAAACTATTTTCTTGAACTAGAGCCTTATCTTTACTCTTCGAGGCATCTATTTGTTCTATTGTCTTTATTTGACTAGTATATCTTAACTTCTCTACTGTAAAAGTTCCACCAACTCCAAACGTTGAGTTTTTTTGTAAAACACTTTTGTATTTTGTTACAATTTGTTGTAACTCAGTAAGTGCGTTTTCGACAAATTGACTATTGGATCTTGTTTGTTGATTCAAAATCCAAACTTGAGTTTGGGGTTTATTATTAACTTGGTTAAGAATAAATAGTTTATCGGTGTCAATGTATTTTCTGAACCAACTAGACTCTGTTGTGGGATCTGTAATAGCCGTTCTGAATGTTTGTAGTATTTCGAAATATTCATCCGCGTTTGTTAGTGGTGTAAAATCTGATTGTCCAAAAGTTGTTTCTAAATTTTTCTGTAATGATTGGAGTTGTGCTCTAAATTCAGGAAAAGAAACTTCTGGGAAATCAGGATCTAATAAACCTAGCGACTTGTATTTTTTATACACATCTGATATAAATTGTCGACCACGAGTAGTTCTTACGTTTATTGCCGTTTTTTTGTCATCACCAACAGAAACTTGAGATGCCGAGATTGATGGTGATTGTTCTGTTGTTATTTTGAAATCACTAGCGTACATAAATGGTGTTGCAAACAAAGCACCTATTTGTGTTTCTGCAAGAACCGTATACTTGTATGAATAAAATTGTAATGTTATTCTGTAGTTACCTGTCGCTGATTCAAATGCCGCTGAAAACTTGGTGAGAATCAATTGGTATTTAATAGCTTTACCATAATACCCTTTGATTGTTAAATAAAACGTCGGATATGGTAAATTAAAGAAAAAAGCATACTCTGAGTTTTCACCTTTTTCAAATAAAGCTCTTCCGTGTGTGTCTATCAAAACCATATCCACTGTAGGCGTAAATGATCTCGTGTTTTTTATCGCAATACTTTCAATACCCAAAAGACCCGTGTCTTGTTTATTTATTGTGTTTTGAGTGTAATAAAATTCAGAAGATTTGTTTGGTTTACTTATTTGTTGAATACTTGGTTGATTGATGCCTTCAGCGGTCAAAGAGTTTAACCCCGTAAATTGATCTGTATAAGTGTTGTCTAAAAAGGTCTTTCCTCCAGGTCTCAAAAAATTTATAGACGCTAACACTTGAGTCTGTATTCCATCATCTTGTGCTTGCCCCTGGATAAGCTTGGTTCTCGGTAACATTTGAGCTTCTAGATTCGCATACATTACAAAATCTTCTTGTCTTATACCTCTCTCTCTGACTTGTCCGTCTTGGTTAATTACTTTGTTTGGGTCAACCAAAACGATATTGTCGTAACTCTGAACAACGAATACATCTTCATTTACTCTTGAAAGATTATCTGCCATAATATAAGAAGTAGTTGTTTAAAGCGTTTTGGTAATCTTGAAGAGATGATACCAAAGGGAACGGAATGGTTATTATTGAATTGTCAGGAATATTCCATTCTAACCCTCCAAATTGTGGATTAGCTTGTAAAATTAACCAACCGAAGAAGGGGGTGTTATAATATTGTTGTGATATTTTATCCAATCTACTCACAGCGGTTTTATAAATATATCTTTGATCGGTCCCTTTAGATGGTAATGGAACAAATGGTACAACGGTCTGTTCTCCGTTGATTAAAAACTCTTTGTATCTGTTGTAATATTGTTCCATTAGTTGAATTTCTTTTTGAGATTAAAATTGATAGGACTTGTATTTGGATTATTCGGTGAGTACAATTGTTGTAAATTAGATGTATAACCAATATCGTTTGTCAAATCTTGTTGGAAATTAATTACTCTTTCTTCGGTCAAGGAAAATGATGGTGTGTAGTTCACAAAATTTTTACCAAGTGTTAATTTATAGTTTTCTAGAAGATCAACTCCAGCTTTTGTAAGACCATCATAGGTAACTTTTAAAAAAGTTCCATAGTATTGGGTAATTACACTCTTAGAATATTCAGATAAACCAACCACCAAATCTGCCACAAAATTTTGTAGTGCCGTGTTGTCTCTATAAATTTTATTTAAAATCAAAAACTCTGCTTGTTGTGGAGCACTTATTAAAGCATTAGACGAACTAAAAGATGTAGTTGCTAACATATCAATACTGAAAATATAAGAATTATAAGGATTTGTTAAAGGTTGGTTCAAATTAGATTGAAAGTTATCTAAATATAACCCTCCTGTTTCCAAAGAACTCAAAAAAGAAGTATTGTTTGTTGATATACTATCTATATCAAGTCCAAGTTGTGTTCTTTGAGATGTTGACCCTGAGAATTTATAAATTACAGCAATACCCTTAGAATCAATTTTTCCATCTACCTGTTCTGCAATAATATAATTGGATCTATCTATTTGAAAAACATAATTTTGTTCGAACTCTACCAAGTTAGACACCATTTCAGTCGCCTCGTTTATAAAACTTGATCTATAGGTGTCTAAAAATCTTTGATAATTTCCTTTGAATATTTCTTTGTCCGTTTCTGTGACTGACGGATCACTGAATTCTCCAATACTGAACGTTACAACTCCTGAACTATTTAGTGTTGCCGCACTAAATATATTCAAAGCCTTTGATTCAACATAAGATTGTAATATTCTAAAAACGGAGTCGACATTTCTTTGATACAAAAGTGGTTTTCCGTATAAGTAAGTTGGTAAAGTCCCCAAAACTCCTTCAGAATATCCTCTATTATTTCCGCTCGTTGTATTCATTAAAGATAAAAGACCATACCCATACTTTTTCAAAATATTATCAAAAAAACTAATCGTAGTTGTATAATAAAATTTTGTTGCCTCCACAAAAGTGTTGACAAATGTTTTGTAGTTCAAATTACCTGTAACCCCTGAAATATTTTCACCTGTTCTAACAAAAAGTCCAATAGTGTCTCCACCAGCGTTTTGTAGGGTATAAATGTTATTTGCTACACCTACACCTGGTAAAGTGTTCTGTAGTTTTTCAATAATTTGTTTATCGAGAGCATTAAACGACGTGTCGGTTGTTTCTGCTCTCTCATCGTAAACTTCAGTATTCGCATAGTAGTTAAACGATAGAGCATTTTGGAGTGTTTCTATCGGTTTAGCAAGACCTGATCCACCAATAAAATTAAAGTTCATAGTGATGTTTGCAATCATAGGTTGAAACCCTATACCCTCAGGGTTCATATCGTAAGTTTTCTCGTAAGTAATACCAAATGAAGTTGGAATTATCTTGGTATTGTAAAAATCCCCAACTCTTAACACTAATACTGGTGGGGCTCCAAAAGATGTGTTTAAAGCGTCATTGTATATTGGTTGTCCATCCGGCCCTATTGTCGGAATGGTATCACCAGGTCTTGAACATTGTTGAATGAAAGTAAGTCGTGAATTTAATCCTTCGGGGGTCATTGAATGAAATGATGGATTGAAATGTTTTAATTTATTCTTAATTGAGTCGTATGCAAAGAAATCTGTTTCTTTGAGTACTTCAAAATAATCACATTCATTTAACAATAGTCTCAAAAGTTTTTTAGACGCACCCTTGTATAAGTCTTTGGTAGGTTGATTAACTGATACTGGTGTCGGTCTTGCTGATGCTTGGTTTTCTCGACCATCTTGTGTCAATACAATGTTAGAACCTACATTTGCTGGTGTTGGATTCCTCGGATCGGAGATTACCTGAATACCTTGGATGTTTGCCTGTCTACACGCCATAGCCGCAGTAGAATATATTTTGCTATTACCTGTCAAAACACTTCCACAATTTACTGAATTACCACATTGACCATCCCCCCTCTTGGGGTTTACGGTGGTTGTTTCACCGACCGCATTTAATTGAAAAGTTAATCTACTGTTATTGATATATTCCGATAAACTTTTACCCCCACTGAATTTGTAGTTTTTAAAGAAAGTTAGTGCGGATTGATTTCTTCTTTCTGAAAGACTCTGATTGTATGAGATTCTTCCAGGTTCAGATGCCGATGAGAACAAATTAATTTTAATCTTTACGTCTGAGTTCTGTGAAAGAATATCGTACATTTTCTGACACAACTCTTTCATTTTTTCGAAATTACCTTGAACTACTGAGGTAAAAAATTCTTGAACAGGTTGGACTTGGTTTTGTGGTTTAGTGTTTGCCCGATAGTTATTTTTGGTTGCAACTGATGTATATGCCGAGTATAATGGTTCGTAGTTTGCATCGTTAGATTTTGGTATATCATTATCAAAATAAAATCCAAAATTTAGATATTCTTGTAAATTAGGAATTTGTGGTTGCTCGACTGTTGTTATACTAACACTTTGTGGGTCTGGTTGATTATTATTGATGGCATCTTGGAATTGTTCCTGCGTAACATTTGGATTGTTTACAACTTCTTGCCACGCTTGAAGTTCTGTTAATGGGACATTATTATAAAATGTCGCTAACTCATACAAATCATATTTTTTACAACCAGCAAAAAATGAATTAATTACCTGATCGGCTATTTCTCTTGAACCCTCATTTGCCAAAACTTTTTGAGCGACCAAATCCAATACCGATGGATGGTCTACTAAGATTTTCCATTTTAACGTACCAGTTCTTGTCGTATTTCTGTAGGTGTATATTGGTTCAGGTCTACCCAAAAATGTTGTTTCGTTAAATTGTGGTCTCGTGTCCTCACTAAAATCCAAATCATACGGAGGAAACCACATAATTCTTCCCCCATTCGGTCCTTGTTCACATTTCGGTAAATCTTGGTATCTAAGTCCAGGTCTTGACGAGGTTCTCCAAGCCAAATTTTCAATAGAAAACATATACTTTTTGACACCACCTTCTCCGCGTAATATCGAGTCACCCCCTTTTTCGGGCGCAATGTTAAGTTGATAAGTCTTATCCAATATTGAATACGAAGCTTTTCGAATGTTTCCATCCGATTTTTGTAAATCCCCATATGAAATGTACGGAGTATCTTTAGTAAAAACTCGGCAATATTCCAAAGGGATATTGAGTTGACCTGGTGTGAAACTCAAAACTCTTGACCCTTTGGTAATCAATTTGTATCCGTCGCTAAAAATTTTACTTGTCTGATTTATAGCATTCCCAACATGTGAGTATCTATTGCCGTCCAAAGGCATTGACTCAACTAACCTTTGTGTATCATCAAGAATAGATCCAGGTTTAAATTCATATCTTGTGTTTGATGACTCACTTGCAACAAACTGATTGGCTATTACAGAATAGTCAGGATCTTCGGTTAAAGCTGTCCCATCAGGACCAACTCGTTTTCCCGCATCTGGAGCTACTCGACTATTAACCCAAGAAAACCCTCCCGTTATATCTCCTTGACTCTGATATGTTGCTCCAACAAAACCAAAGTTTAATTGTTCTGAAAGTTCTTGACCTTCATATTCTTTACCCAATACTTGTGGTCCATAAACAGGAGCTAAAACTTCTTGTCCAAACTCGTTGATTGGAACTGCACCGGGGGGTGAATTTAAGTAAATTGGTTCTCTATCTGGTGAACCTACATAGTATAATCCTTGACCTAAATCTTGAGCTTGAGACCCAAAAATTGCCTGTCCAATTGCCGATACGATCCCTCTTCCACCAGTGTTATACCTTGGTCTGTATCTGTTGTAATCTAAGTTGTTTGTTAGTTGTGCTCTTTGGCCTTCACCTGTGTAATCTAAAAAAAGTTGTGAAGGAGACGTTGGTCTACTTCCAAATAATCCAAATACGCCACCTCTAGTTCCACCCTCACTAGCTCTTGCTAAAGATTGTGTTGAATTTATAGTTCTTTGTTCATTATCTACTGTAAAATAATCACCTGGGATAGGTGACAATGGTAAAGTAAATCCTGCGATTCTTTGGACAATATCTTGTCCTTGTGATAAAATATTTCCACCACCCGATGTGATTTTATAATCTCTAAAAATTAACGGTCTCTTACCCGCAACAATTAATGATAAGTTGATTGGATCTTGGAGACCATTTAATATGTTAACCCTACCGAGAGTTTCAGTTCGAACGTTTTGATCTACTCTTTGTTGATATGCGTTTTTAAGAAACTCAACACTCAATTGTGCCAGCCTCGAGTCGTCCGTTACAGGCCCGTTAGACCCTTCAGGTATTTCTTGTAATAAAACACTGAAAGGTGAGTAGGAAGAAGGTCTGAAACTTGGTGGATCCCAATAGGTTGCATTTTTTTGTACCTTAACGATATCACCAATATCATAGTATCTTATAAAACCATCTCTCGGTGAATATTCATTTTTTATTTGACCTTTTTTTTGAAAACTTTCCGAAAATACCTTAAGTGCGTCTGTATAGGGGGGGAATGGACCATAAGGACCTCTATTTGTTGGATTTTGAGATACAGATATTAATCCTGAAATATCCTTATTATATCCCCCATAAGGTCCGAATTCATTTGTTAAGTATAAGCCATCAGCAAATGGTGCTAAATCAATTAACTGATCAGGAGAATCAATAACGGAATATTGACTCGGTTCGTACTGATTTGGTTGGTTTGATACTGAATATCCAAAAGCGCCTGGTTTGTAGTATGGTTTTAAATTCCTAACTAACAAACTGTTTCTTACCGCTGAAGTGGCATCAAATGTTAATCTAGATGGCATATATTATTTACAAATAAATACCCATCCTTGATTTTTTTCTACGTAGTTCTTGTCGAATTTGGTAAATTACTGTATGTTGGTTGATTCATTCTTTCTGAAATTAATTCAACAACTTTTCTTTGAAATTCGGAACTATTCACGATTTGATTAGTTACATCCAAACTTCGTCCGTCTTGGGTTACGACCTTCAACTCGATCCCCCCCGTTATTGGCGAAAATGATACATTTTGATTCGTAGATCCTGGAGGTGTTGTGACCACCATAGTCTGTATATTTTGGGGGATTATAGGAGGTGCACTGCTAATGTTAGTAGGTTGTGATATAACTGTGGACTTATTTTTAATTGTCGATTGTAAATTTCCTAACTCTGCCGCTGTCTTACTCGATTGTGTACCTAAATTATTTAAATTATTATTTACTGTTGTCGTATTGATATTACTTAATTGAGTAGTTGCATTGGATACACTCTGTCTTAAAGGGTCTACAAATATATTATCCACCTTTCCAATTAAAACTTCAGTAAGATTTACACCAAAATCAACTCCTTTGGCAATCAAATTATCTCCACTGATTCTTTTTGATATTTCACCAGTAAAATCAAAAGATTGAATTTTTTTTCCGAGTTTCTCTAAATCGTTCACATATCCCTCAGAAGCGTCAGTAAGTTTTTTTGTATATTTAGTTAAATCAAAATTTCCACTAGACAAATCTTGATACATTTCTTTGATAAGTTTAGGGAAATTTTCATATGTAGTGTCAACCCTTTCAAGTCCCCCTCTCATTCCTGTCGTTAAAGTTCTTGGCGCTACGTTCGTCGCTTCAATACTTGCTCTTACAGCTTGTGTTAAATCTTGAGTCATTTTACTACCTACTGGTATGCCTGCCAATAAACTTACTAAACTATCAATTGTAGTTTTTAGTAATTTTTGTTCCGACTGTGGGGCTTGTCCGATTTCCTCCAAAGTTTCAGGTCTTCCTCTAAGTGCTTCAACATCTTTCTTACCCAATTCAGCAATTAATTTCTCTTTACCATCGACCTTCACTATGAAAGCGTTTTTCTCTTTACTAAATTGTGCAAAATTGGCAATTAATTGTTGATCATCTTTATCAAAACCAGAAAACTTAAATTCTGAAGAGATCTGATTAAGTTTAGTTTGTGCCATAGACATTTTGACTAGGTTTTCATACGATATACCCATAGTCTTGGCAATATCTTGTAGATCTCTTTTAGCATAGGGGAACACTTTGAATTCCTTACTTTTCTCATCAAAGAACGTGAATTTACTTGTCATTTGAACGACTTGGTCTGTCAATCCTTCAACATCTTCGGACGCCAAATACATTAACCTAAATGGGTCCGCTAAATCACCAACAGCAACCCCTAATCTTTGAAAGGCCGACACCGCTTCGATAGCTCCTTCAGGAGAGAATACTTTTTCAGCAAACGTAAAAACTTGATACATGTCAAACCTCATAACTGCCGCTTTAGCTGCCATTCTTGAGAGTCCCTCTACTCCATTTTTGAATCCAAACTCGTTTAGTTTACTCAAATTTTGTTGAACTAACTCGAATATCGCCGAACTATTTTGACCAACCAATCGAGCTATATTCGCAGTTTCTTGCATTCGATCTTTTATTAAACTAACTTGAATTCCAGCATCTTGAAATGATGCAACTACGGCTCCATAATCTGCCTGTCCTAGAGCTTTCATCGCGACAAACAAATCGGACGTAGTTTCGCCTAGTAATATCCTGTTTGTTCCTAAATTTTTAGATATTTTATCTTGTATGTTAACTACATCAGATAGGTTTCCACCCAAACGAACCACCTCGGGTAGTGCAATAACTAATTCTTTTCGAAGACCTTGTACTGAACTTTGGGTTCGTCCAAAAGTACCTGCTAGTGAAGCATTTGCCTCTAGGATCTGTTTATTTAATTCATAAGCCTCTCCACTCAAATTACTCAAACTAGCAAGGGCTTGTTGTGAAAATTTTTTTAACTCTTCAAAAAATCCCCCAATTTGTCCGTTTTCATCCATATCAATAAATAGCCACTACAACAATTTCTTAGATAGATTGATTGTTGATTTTTTCTAATAATTTCCTTCTCCAAAAAATAGGCATACTCAAATAATCAGAGTACGAAACGTTTAATCTCTGATTTAATAAAAAAAACTCGTCTATTTGATAGCCTCTATAATCAGAAGAAAACACGAAAAAACTCCGCCCCAAAGGTGATTTCTACATCTACCTTGTTTCCTGACGGGGCTATAACTGTGCGTTTTAAATCTATTTTGGGTTCGTTTTCTTCCAAAAAGTTTTTAATGTATTTGGAATCCATTATCGGCATAGAGTCCACGAATTTGTGAATTGTTTGAGGTTGGTTGTCCCCATTTACCGACAAGATTTGTTTGTGTAATCTCCAAGTAACTCTTGGTGCTACTCTACCTTGGGGATAAGATTCAACTTGTCGGTTTATATCGGTTATTTCTTTATAAATTAAAGGACGAAGAGTCACAGTAGATTGTGACTTGGGTAATGTAATAGTCCAAGTTCCGTTTTCATCTGGTTCTACGTTTGGTTTTCTGAATTCTAGTTCATCCAAAGGTATTACAACTGAGAATGATTTCCCCGTAGTTGGGTCTACAGATTGAAGGTTGTATTCGTGACCAAAAGATGTGTTTCGGAGAAAAATTAGAATAGCTTCTAAATCTCCGTTTATCATATCATCAGGTCTCAAATCCGGTTCGTACACCTTTGACCTTAATAGGTTGATAATTAAGTCATCTGTATTACTCGCCATTAATAAATTTTCATCACTTGCTGTTAGATATCCAACTTTAACCGACTTTTTTTTATTTGGGTAGAATTTACCACCACTTGGTAGTTTTACAACGTCATGTGGTAATGAAAAATTTTCTTGTCCGTATTTTTTTAAATTTTCGTCCATGGCTTAAAATATAATTTTGTTTTAATTTTTGTTTTCACAAAGTAATGAAGTTGTGTGTTTTTCCAATTACAAACCTCATTTTATTAGTCAGTAGGTCGTCACTACCATATGATGCGGTTTTTTCATAATTCATAGATTTTGTTTCAAACAATAATTCATTGACAACACTACCTATAGGATCTAGATATAATATTTTTACTGCTGTAATTTTGAAGAACTCATTTGGGTTAAAACAAAAATTGACTGTTTCATAAAATTCTGTCGTAAAAATAAGTTCGTCCCCCTCATTGAAAATTTTGAATTCTCTAAACAAATAACTAGGAATCTCGGTTCCTACGACTTCTATCGCGTACCTGTTCGCCATTAATGGTTCTATCGGATTTGGAATCTCTATCATAATTATTTCTTTTTAGATAGTAAAATGACAAATCTGTCGTTGATATCAAATGATTTCTCCACTCTTTTTTCAATCTTTTCTAACAATGATTCCTTGGTTATGTAAGTCCAATCCTCATTCATCTTGGTTCCAAAAAGTCTAAGATCGTCGATGATAACAATTGCACCGTGCTGGAGATTCCTGTTAATTACTTCAAGTTCTTCTAAAAGTGGACAATCCTTAACTCCCTGTGCGGTTTCACCAGATGAATAGTGACCATCTAAGAAAAAAATAGCATCCCCGTCTAGATGTGGGATAACTTTAGAAAGTTCCTCTCCACTATCACCAAGTAAAGCAGTAATTTTATTTTTATCGTAATTCCTAGATGTGAAAAGTTGATAAAGATATGTACTAAGTTCTATGGTAAATATTCTTTCAAAGAAACCCTCCATTCTAAGAGTTGTCTCCCCGTGATATGTACCAGTCTCAATAAAATACTTATATGTCGACATATTCGAATCACACATAGATATGATATCCTCTAAATCTTTAATTTGTAATGATGGCATATTATTTCTTTTTTTTTAATGTAAGACGCAACCAAAGAAAAATAAATACAAAAAAAAATCTCGTATATTGCTACACGAGATTTTTAAGTATTGTAGATTTTTTTAGTAAACAAGAATACAACGATCAGGTTGTAAAGTGACAGACAATGTTGCCAAACCATCTTGACCATATTGTGCTTGATTCCAAGCTGACTTCGTAATCATACAAGAGTCCAATATCCATTTTTCAACCACTACACCCGTTGGGTCTAACATTTCTAGATCCACATTCTTTTTATATCCTGCGGCGTATCCCATACGACCTGTGACAGATTCCGCATGTAATCGTACCCACTCCATAAGGGCTTGTGTTGCCGAAGGTCCAATTGGGTCTCTGAATACTACGTTCATAGCGTTCCATTTAAACCTACCAGCTACATAGGTTTCTGTGTTTAGGAAAGGGATTGCCACAGATGTGATATCAATCGAAGGTCTATCCGTCGATTCAACAAACCATTCGTTAATCCCAAGGGTAGAGTCAAATCTTAATATAAATCTATTTACTCTTTTCGGTTCGTATGGAACCGGCATTTTCATCAGTAAATCTGCCATTTTATTTTTTTTTGATTATATTTATAGTCGTACTTTTTAAATACACTTAATAAATATATCCATGCCTAAAATATTTTACGACAGATCAAAATTTATTGAAAAATCAAAAAAATTATATTCTGATAAATTCAATTATGAATTTGTTGATTATGTAAAATCCACTATTAAAGTGAAATTAATTTGTAATTTACACAATTACAGTTTTATGCAATTACCTAGTGAACATTTACGTGGTAAAAATGGTTGTAAGTTTTGTTTAGACAGGGTTACAAATACCCAAGAGTTTTTAACCAAAGTAAAAAATAGGTTTGGGGATCTATATGACTACTCATTAACTAATTATGATAATTCAGAAACCAAGGTAAAAATTATATGTCCTGTTCATGGGATTTTTGAAAAACTTCCTTCTCAACATATGATTGGTCAGGGTTGTCCTTCTTGTAGTAGGAGTAAACCCCGTTCTAACACTGAAACTTTTGTTAATAAAGCAATTGAAAAACACGGAACTTATTATGATTATTCATTGGTGCATCTTATCAAATCTACAAAAAATGTAAAAATCTTGTGTCCAAAACATGGTGTTTTTGAACAAACCCCTTCGAAACACTTGTGCGGGCAAGGTTGTAAAAAATGTTCAATTGACCGAAAGAAAGAAAAGTTTAGTTTAAATGAATCTGAATTTATCGAAAGATCTGAAAAAATTCATTCTGACAAATATGATTATTCTCTTGTGGAATATCATAACTCACACACAAAGATTAAAATAATTTGTCCAACACACGGGATATTCGATCAACTCCCCTACGATCATTTATCCAAGCATGGGTGTCCAAACTGTTCATCTAGTGTATCCAACATAGAAAAAGAAATCAATCAATTTTTACTTTCTTGTGGTGTTCAGACAATCACATCATCGCTATCCATAATTCCTCCATATCAAATCGATATTTTTATACCTTCACATAATCTGGCAATTGAGTTTAATGGTCTGTATTGGCATTCTGAAAATAAGGTTGGAAAGAATTATCATTTGAATAAAACCCAAATTTGTGAACAAAATAATATACGACTAATTCACATCTTTGAAGACGAATGGTTATTCAAAAAAAACATTATTAAGTCCAAATTAAAAAATTTGTTAGGTCTTACCTTGGACAGAGTGTTTGCAAGAAAGTGTGTTATTAAAATTGTAGACCCCCAAACATCGTCTAGTTTTTTGGACACACACCATTTACAAGGAAAAATAAATTCAAAAATTAATTTAGGTTTATACTATAATCAAGAATTAGTATCTTTGATGACCTTTACAAAACCAAGACTAGGTATCGGTTCACATCATAGTGGATATGAATTAAGTAGGTTTTGTAATAAAACAGATACGATAGTTGTAGGGGGGGCTGACAAATTACTTAATCACTTCATAAAAAACTATCACCCAACTCAAATAATTAGTTATGCAGATCGTCGTTGGAGTCAGGGGCATTTGTATCGTAAACTAGGGTTTACTCAGACCAATATTAATAAACCAAATTATTGGTATATCATTGGAAAAAAAAGAGTACATAGAATGAATTTTAGAAAAGAAAAATTGAAAAAAGAAGGTTTTGATATTAAGTTAACCGAAAAACAAATTATGGTTTCTCGAAATATTGAAAGAATTTTTGATTGTGGTACAATTGTGTTTTTGAAGAAATTTGAGCGTTGAAAAATTTATCTATTTACTTTGTTTTTTTTTCGGATATTCTCTATTAGAATCTGGTTTTTTTCCCGCTCGCGGTTGAATATGTCTTTAATATAGGTTCTTTAATAAATTCTTGTTTAATTTTTTCTAAGTTTCTTATATCATCATCTGAAAATCCAATTGTAGGTGTAAATGTTCCTTTGACATTGTCTTTCAAATAAAGTTTTTTCTTCAATTTTTTTGCATGTCTTTTTACATAATCAATAAATTCTTGTAGTGCTTTTACTTTGAGTTCTTCAGGACTAGCTGCACTATTCTCACTTCCATAAGACACAGGATAATACTTATTCAAATCCATATAATAATTTATCAAGTCTCTTGTGTTGATTCTATTTCCTGATACCTTTCTATATTTTTTTAGGTTTTTAAGTAATAAATCTTTATTAATTCCATTGTAATTAGTCACAATCATATTGTATATGGCTTGCTTTATAGTGTTTGGGTTATGTCCTCTAGCCGTAATAATTGAAAAAATAGAACCATTATTAATTGCCTCCACAAAGTCGGACCATACTGGTCCAGGTTTTCCCTTCATACTATCAATGATAAATTGTCTGTCTCCTTCCGTTCTAAAATTACGAAAGGGGTTTTGAGCATAGTCCACAATGGTGGTCCCCTCATACGGGAAATTTTCCTTACCTATAATTCCACGATACTTAGCAAAATCTTCGGTGGACATTCCAACTTCAGATCCTTTATCATCAAGAACCATAATCTTGGTCGGCATATGCATTATGTTATCATCCCAATCAAATGCATAATACTTTAATTCGGGGGTTCCGAAAGCATCGAAACCCTCCGAAATTAAAGCCTGTTTGGTGTGTGAAATCATTAACTATTAGATATTTTCAAATGATGCTCCAGTTGGAGTTATCAAGAACTCAATATCAATAAATTCAAGTGCCTTAGTTGGTTTTAAATAAATTTTTCCTGAAAGGGTGTTTCTATCCAAATCCTCAGGAGAGCTACTTACGGTTACTCTGAAGTCATAAAGACCTCTATCTCTTCTGATAGCATCCAAGATCGGATTAACACTATCCAAGAAATCCTGACGAACCTTAGCGTCGTTTTGTTCGAACAACAATCTTACTGCAACAGCAGAAATAAGTTTTCTAGCTTGTAGTAACAATCTTCTCACATTAATTCTGTTCAATGCTGTGTCGGATATTTGAAGTGTTTTATTACCCCAAATAACAGTACCAACATCCGAGAAAGTTGCGATAGGATTGATACGACCTTGATACAAAGTGTCTCTATCTTCTTGTGTCAACTTCTTACGAGCTTTGATAGCATTGACCAAACCACGTGTGTAACCCGCAGTTGCAAACCAAGGGAATGCGATGTTATCAGTTAATGCTAAGTTTCTACAAACCTCGTTGGTTGGTGGAATATAAATTTGAGTGTTATTTACAGTATCCCTTACAAGTATCCAAGGATAGTAGGTAGCCGTATAGTTAGAATCGATACCTGTATTATCCAAGTTATCAACCGCTTCGGTCGGATAAATGAAATTATCGTTACTAGTTGGTAAAAACACATTACAATCAGGTGTGGTGACGATATAAATCGAGTCAGCCCTCTGATAAGTAATCATCGAAATTGCGTCTTCTACAAGATTTGAGTTATTAACATAGTCAATACCAGGGGTTGCGAACACATTGATGTTTGTGGATTCAGGGTTATTGAATGTACTAATACCCAACAAATATGCATAGTAGTCAGTATTAGTGTAATCTGTGAAGTTTGAAACACTAATAGGTTTAAATGCTCCCCACCCTGTGGCATTCGGATATCTTGTTGTTGAACAAGCACCTCTCTGATATCCAGCACCACCGAGTATAAAACTATCTCCATTTGTACGATATTCACGATAAACATCCCAACCATCAAAACCTTTCTGAACTAAGAACGTAAACTTACGAGCTTGAATCTGATAGTAAGGGTTTTCCGAAGTTTCGGGATCCGATTGGAATGATGCATCACCACACTGGAATGCAGGAGTTCCCGAAGTTGGTCCTACTGCAATTTGAACAACAGTAGCCCCTGAGTCCATATGGAAACCTTGAGTAATGTAATCCCATGGTTCAGCCACTTCAGAATCACAAATACTTACGGGATACTGAGCTCCTTTATACTGATAAAAATCAACATCATAACCAATTTGACTTGAGATACCTAAGAAGGTTGTTCTTACTCTGTCTCCTGAACTCTGAACCGCATTTGACATACCACGAGAAGAAACAGGTCCTGTCGTAGTTCCAAATGGGGGGTTGTAAATAACTTCACCAGGGAAATAGTAAGCGGTTTTGTAAATTGGGAAAGGAGGGATTGCATTGGGATACTCCCTCATAACATATCCTTCGAAACCACAAGGTAATGAATCGATAGGTGCATCCGAATCCAATTCTAACATAATATATTTAGAATTCAAAGCATATTCTCCGTCAGAAGTACCGATCTTAACACCGATGTAATTATTCGATGAAGGGTCCATATTACAATTAGTAAACTTCTCCAAATAAACTGGATTGGTATCTGTATCGAAAAAGTCACGAACACCTAAATCAAAGGACACATTATTAAATGAAATATTTTGTATAGAAATTTTGATTTGAGTGTTGGCCGAATCACCATCAGATATCGTTAAAATTTTAAATAATCTTTCAACGGTACTACCACGAAGTTGTGATACAACCCAAGGAGATTCAGCAGCCCTATATCTTTCCAAATAATTGGCAATAGAATCAGTAGTAGGATTATACCTTAAACCGGGGGTGGCAATCAAGTCAGTTTTAAGACCCCTGATAAAACCTTTATTATACCCATACGTTAATAAGGTTGGGTAAACTTCCTCGACCATTATTGGAACCTCAGTTCTACTTTTTCCAAAGTTAGATCGACCCAACACAGATGGTAGGTAGTTTTGGTCTGTTTGTGATAAGGAAACAACGAAAGAGAAATTCTCAGGAGAAGCGGCGCCATCTGTAACACCTGAAATAGCAAAACGAGAGAATGGATTTTCTGTAATAGCAGAGTATGACCCCGTAGTGTTTAATACAACACTTGTAAGTCCAGTTACTTGGTATCTTGGACCTGTTCCACCAGAACCATAATTTGAAATACCTCTTGAACGTAAAGTAGCTACTACCACATTGTTATAATCCAAATACGAAACACCTGAAAAATTAAATACAGTACCAGATATAGTTCCATTATAAGTTCCACCACCCGCATCTGTTAATGAAGTTACCACACTAAAGAAAGAGTATCCTGTATAATTACCATTGGTACTTTCGTTAAAATTAGAGTAATACCAAGCATCATTGTTTGGAGAAGTGTATTCTGCGGTAGAGTTAGTAAGACCAGACATACCAAACACATTGGTTTCACCTGTATAAGAACTCAAAGCACTGTAAGCCGCGTCTGTAATTGTACCAAAATAATAAACTGAAGTACCACTAGTATTACCAGAAGCATTTACAATACCTGTAAGTTGAGTACTCAATTCAGTATTGAAAGATGATTGATTTCCATTTAAAAGAGTAAAAGGGTTATTCAAGTTTGTACCAACTAATGTCGTACCTACAGGTGTGAGAGTGACGGTACCACCAGTAGTGGCAACGAAACTAATTGTATAGTTGGAAGAAGAACCATTCAAACCTACAGTGGTTCCGTCCACATTTGCTTGAATTGATAAAGACCAACCTGGCCCCGCATCATAACCTGAAAGACCCAAAACACGTGTTACAAACAACTGATTGGATTGTTGTAGATAAGATTTAGCGATATAAGCTAATTCATACTTAGGTATCTGAGTGTTGACAAATTTTTCGGGAATAGTCCCACCGAAAAACGCCTCAAATTCGTCGTAATTAGTTATGAAAATAGGTTCGAAAGCGGGACCTGTTAAGGTTTCGCCAACCAACCCTAGGGTTGTAACACCTACACTTTGTGCTACAAAACTTAAATCCCTTTCCGATGTGTAAACACCAGGGGATACGAATATTTTATTGGTAGTCGCCATATGATGATTTTTTTATTTTTTTAGGTTTTATTGATATAAATATTATCTTAATCGATAAAGTATTTTTTTTTATAAAAACTTATTTATATTAGGAGGAAAAAATTATCTTTTTTTATCCTTAATGAAAAAATCAACCAAAAACATTAAAATTTCGGTGGATTCCCACAATAAATTGAAAAAATATTGTGATGACAACGGAATAAAAATCTATAAGTTCTTAGAAAAACTTATAGATCAAAACTGTACTAAGAAAAAAGATATCTATGGTGAGGACTGATTACGATAGACTTGGAGTAGGTGTTGGAGTCAAATTTGGTATATGTAGGAAAATGTTTGTAAATGAAGAACAGAATTTTCCACAAGTTCCCGTTTGATTAATTATATGACCACCAGAATAAGCTATTGTGTATGCTACTGCACAAAAGTTAGTGGTTTGTCCAGAACTCAAAGTAATTGATGATACTGTCGGTTGATTTGTACATGCTGAATATACTAATAAAAGTGGTTGTGCTGAAGACGTTGTATTGGTTATTTCATAATTATTACAAATTAATTCCAAAGATTGACATAAACTAGAAGTTTTTGTCGGAGTGATAGTAGGTGTTGGTGTCAAACTATTCGTTGGTGTTGTTGACTTTGTTGGGGTTATTGATGGTGTTGGTGTCAAACTACTCGTTGGTGTAATAGAAGGGGTTATTGTGTTTGTTGGGGTAATTGACGGGGTTGGTAAATCGAAAGTTAAATTTTGTGGTGAACCTAAAAAAGATACCCCATATGTTATGGTAGAAGTTGGGTCGGCATTTTCTTGAGTAATTTCAAATCGTAACTGGTCACCAGTATTCACCTCAAAATTGACAACATTTGTCCCATAATAGTCAAACTCTGTACTGGTGTTTAACCTAACAAACAAATCATAGGTACTCACATTTTGGGTTGATAAAATTGTAAAAGTACCTGTATAATCAACACTGATTGTCCTAATAACAGGGGAGTTTCTTACCGCTTGAATCGTAAGATCAAAGACACCTTCATTCACAGGGAATCTTTTTCTTTTACGATTTATGGGTTTCATATTGGTCTCAAAAACATTAAGAACTCTAGAGACCGCAGGTGCTACCTCGAACTTATCTTGATCTAATAGGAATCCCAAAAGTGTGAAATCATAATTTTGGATGTAAAATCTTCTTTTATCAACCTGTGTGACAGATTCATCACTTATGTTTGTGTTTACAATTGGGATAAAGTGCCCATTAACTTTAGTGTACGCTTGACGTGATGCGAATGTCTGAAGAACATTTTTGTTAAACTCGTTGAGTTCTCTCATTCGATTACAAACAATTTTTACACTAAACGAGATATCAACAGGTACTGGTTGTGGTATTTTATAAATGTCAAGCCCCTTTACATTACCATTCCAAGTAGGTACAGCTGCATAGAAAAATTCTTTTTGGTTTGGGATATTATAAAGAGTCGCAGGATTTGTACCATATTTTACTTCAGGAACTCTCACCACCGTAATAAAGGGTGGTTCGGTGTTGCCGTTCAAATCTTGAAAAGACCAAGTTTGAGTAAATTGTGCCCAGTTTTGTGTTGTTATAAGAATGTCAATTGTTGGAATTACTTTTCCCTCAACAACTGTTTTAAGTTCATTTTTAACAAAATCTAAAAATCCTCTATCCATTTCGGCATAACCCAAATTCTTTGGAAGATATGTTCCGTCTTCTGTAATATCCTGTAATAATTGTTCTCTCCTCTCAAGTAAAATTTTTGGAGGGACTAAATTAATATTTGGTATTACTTTTTTAGGTAGAGCCATTTATGGTAAATATTAATCAGAAGATATTATATTGATATTAAATGATCGAATAGGTAAAGACTGAGTATTAAATACAAGGTTCAACAGATGTTATCGAACTACCACTATTCTGCCAATAAATAACATATTTTTGAGTCGAGACATCTGGGGTCGCACTAAATGCTCTAAATCTAAGACCAAATGTTTGTTTTGGTAGATTTGTGTTTATATCATAAATCACATCCGCTAACCCCATCTCACTCAAGGGTTTTGTACTATAACCCCATAAAATTGCAGTTTCCGAGGTGAGTCTAGAACATGCTAATTCAAAAGTCGTAGATCCTTGTGCTGGTAGTAAATTACTATACAATAAATAATTTGTAGGAGTTGCGGATGGGGTTGGATTAGGTGGTGGACAATGTGAACCACAAACCTCAAGTTTTGTGATTGATGTGAAGTCCTCAATGTCAGGACATCCATCTGTAGCTGTATTTTCTTTACTATTAACCACAATTGGTACTTCTGATGAACATATAAATTTTGGAATATTTAATGGGACTTCTACCAACTTAATAATATTTGGGTCAAAACAATCTTTGTATGTTACCCAAATAGATAGTGTGGGATAAAAGGAATTTGAAATTCCAAGGGGTAGAAAATCAATTCGATAAGTATAACAAATAACATTCGTAAATGGTGAACAATTGGGATCTGGGGTACGAGTGACTGTTTGTGTGATTGTCGGAGTAACTGTTGGATATGGTGTTGAATTATAGGATAAAGTTGGGGTGACAGTGACAGATGGTGTGGGTGTGGTTACAATTTGTCCCCATTGCCAAAAAGTTTTACCAGATAATTGTATGGTTTTGTTATTGTAATTTGATTCTGTATAATACGTTTCTGTGTTCGCAGTGCTCGAAAAAGAAATATCTGTTTGACCTGTCCAAGGTGAAATATCAAGACTTTCGACAATGTTATCAATTCTTACTACCCCAGCACCATAAAGAGGATCACCTGAAGGTGTACGATATGTAACCATCAAACTTCCCAATCCAATTATTTTACGTACACCATTTATGTCTGCCGAAACAATTGATCCACTATCACCATAATAAATCGGGTAAGGACACGCGGTACCATTGGGTGTTGTTGTAGCACTAGCAACATAAACAACCATATCCTCAACTTGTGGAATACCTCGGAATTCATGATAAAAGTGTGTTGCTACACACACCAACTTCATTTCACCCTCACCCTTAGCACCTGTGGTTATTCCTGTACTGTATAAATTTCCTTTTGTAAAAATCAAATTATCTATTTCTTCTGTTGTGGCAAAATCCATAGGTTGTGTCCAACCTGTAAGTCCTACCTGTCGATAAGATGTTGTAAAATCTATTAAATCATATGGTACTGTTAATAAAGCAGCATCAACTTTAGTTGTTGTTGGTGGTCTAAAACCTGGACTATATCTTTTTTGGATACCAACAATTTGAGCATCGTTGTTTGTACCATTGTAATATATTTGTGTTGTTCCATAATTCAAAGGAAAAAAAGGATTTACATCTGAATTTATGTTTTTCCACCAACCACAATGAGCATTAGTCAATCCCGCGAGAGAGTTGGTGGTGTTATCAATGACTAACCCCCCTAATGTACAAAATAAAATATTAGTACCACCCGAGAGTTTAGATACTTTCTCGAATGGGATTGGATTAGTTTGCCAATCATAAAAACTATCGGGACATTCAGCTGAAGAATAATCAACTTCAACCGTACTAACATCCGTTAAAAATTCATATCCTGAATATTCAATTTTATCAGGTATTAAAAATTGAGGATTTATCTCATCTTTATTAATTTTACGTTGAACATAAAATGTAACACTTAAGTGGTTCGTAAATTTCCCATTGATAATCTTATTACTATATGATATTCCAGTAACATTATCGTCTTTGTTTTCAGATCTTAATTTCTGAATTAATTCTCTAATAATTTGAGTTTTCATCATTTAAACTTAAATCCCCATAAATTCATTAGCAGTCACTGGGGTTGCAATGTAACTTACATAGAAAGGTTTATACCCACCATAGGTATGTTTGTTGTCGTAGTTTGGAATACCTTTATCAACAACAGAATAATATCTCACTTGATTTTCTGTGATCCAATAACCTATGTAGTCACCCAAACTGATAGATATTTGTAAATCGTCCAAATCTTTTTGGTAGATTGCAAATTTTATATTACCTGGTTCATTTTGTAGTATTTTAGAATTACCCAAAAACGAATTGTCTGGTTGTAGAATTTGTAAATACGCATTTACAGAAATTGGTGGTAAGAACTCTATGGACTGAGGTAAAGCCTCACCATACACATCATCTTGATTTGTTTTTTGTTTGTTTACACGATATACAACAATGGTGAAATTCATATCACCATCGAGCCATTCTCTACCCATATTTATATCCAAATCAAAATCTTCTTGACCGAAAAACTTACCTAACCTTGTTATTGGAACTTGATTTTGTGTCATACTTGATAAATATCTATTTCATTATTATATTTAATTTATTTGTTTTTGGAAAATCAACTAAACGCAAGGGAGAATCAAGCGCTCGATATATTGGATAATTATTCGGGGGCGAATAACTATATTTTAAAACTTCGTCAAAAAAAATTGACGAACTCTAAGTTTTTTCCAAATGCCACTCAAACGGAGTACATAATTAAGTTTCACAAAAAAGAACCAAAGGTTGCTAAAAAGTGGGTAACATTAGATTCATATTTTGCAAACAAAATTGCGGATGAAAAAATGTTTACAGAAGTTCCAAATCAAATTTGGATTGAAAAACTCTTGGTTGAAAAAGAAACCGCTTATCATATTTGGGGTTATTATTTTGAGAAACAAGGACTTCACGATTTTTGGATTCCAAAAGTTGCGATCATTAAAGACAACAAAGTCAAAAATGTAGAAATAGATTTTGAAAAATACAGTTATAGACCTTTACTCGAACACCAAAAAGAAGCGGTTAAAACTTTATGTGAGAATAAAAAATACATTTTAGCTGATGATTTGGGACTTGGTAAAGCAATGATCAATAATACTTTGATTTACACACCAACTGGTACTAAGAAAATGGGTGAAATTGTTATTGGAGATAAAGTAATCGGTTCGGATGGAAAACCATATAATGTAATTGGGGTTTTCCCACAGGGAAAAAAAGAAACGTATAAAATTACGTTCAACGATGGATACTCAATATTTACGGACGATGAACATCTCTGGTCAGTATCTTCCTCAAATCACGGAAAAAATTCAAACAATAGTAGACTTAAAAAATCTTTGATATTGTCTACAAAACAAATGTACGAAAATCAGACAATAGAGGACAAAGGACGTGGATACAATCATTTCAGAACATACTCAATCAATACTCACTATAAAGGATCAAATGGTGCAAACAAATGGCAAATACCAATTGTGAAACCAATTGAATTTCAAAATAATCATCAATTACCAATAGAACCATACCTTTTGGGTTTAATGTTGGGTGATGGTCACATCATTAATAGTTTATGTAGATTTCAAATACATAAAGATGATTTTGATGAATTATTCAATAACATTTCTATTAATGAGAATAGATCAGAAGGTAATAAACGTAATTGTTCTATTTTTATTGGTGATGTCCTAAAAAATTTATCACTAGCTAATACTCGTTCTCATAATAAATTTATACCTGACATCTACAAATATTCTTCTGTGGAGGATCGTTTGGCTATACTCCAAGGGCTAATGGATACCGATGGACATTGTATGTTATCAGAAAATGGAAAGTTTTGTGGAACCGAATTCTCAACAGTATCTGAAAAACTTTGTGATGATCTATGTGAGATTGTTCACACACTAGGTGGGATTGTAAGAAAAAAATGGAGGAGAAGTTTTTATAAAAAAGATGGTAGACGGGTTGAATGTAGACCATCATATAGAGTGAATGTAAAACTACCTAAGGGTATGAACCCGTTCAGATTAAAAAGGAAATCAGAGAGATACAACGAACCACAAAAATATCAAACGGGTAGATACATCAGTAAAATTGAAAAACAAGGTGAAGATTATTGTACATGTATTTCTGTAGATGCTCCAGACAAATTATATGTAGCAGAACATTGTATTGTTACACACAACACAACTTCTGCTGTTGTGGCTTCAGTAGAGTCACAATCCAAAAAAATACTTGTAATTTGTCCAGCATCTCTTAAAATAAATTGGAAAAGAGAAATTGAAAATTATTCTGATAAGACCATTTCAATTGTTGAGGGTAAAAAATGGGAAGACGCTGATTATGTTATTATCAACTACGATATCCTTAAAAATTTTCATAGTCTGGAAAAAGACGTAGAATCAATTATACGTAATTCGGGTTTTGATTTAATTATTGTTGATGAGGCTCACGCAATTTGTAATACACAAGCACAAAGAACAAAACTTGTAAATGATATCGCTAGGATAACAGACAAAGTTTGGTTGTTGACTGGAACACCTGTCACGTCTCGTCCTATTAATTATTTTAATTTACTCAATCTTGTTGATTGTAATGTCGCGCAAAATTGGATGGCCTATGTAAAAAGATATTGTAACGGATATCAATTCCGTGCTGGTAATCGAAAAATTTGGAATGTAAGTGGGGCTTCTAATCTTGAAGAACTCTATGAAAGAACCAAGCCATTTGTCCTACGTCGTTTGAAAAATGATGTTTTGGATCTACCTGAAAAAATTATCACACCAGTTTATATGAGATTAAGATCCAAAGAATATGAAGATGTGATGGGTGAGTATTACGAGTGGTACGACAAAGGTGGAGAATCCAATTCTCTTACTATGCAATTTTCCAAAATCGCAAAAGTCAGACAAATTATTGCAAACGAAAAGGTTGCTCAAACGATAGAATTATGTGAAAACATTTTAGATCAAGATAAAAAAGTTATTATTTTTTGTAACTTCACAGATTCCCTGAATGCAATTTACAACCACTTCAAAAAAGTCGCGGTAAAACTTGACGGATCGACTCCAAAAGGAGAAAGACAAGACGCTGTGGATAAATTCCAAACCGACGATAAAGTAAAAGTATTTGTTGGTAACATCAAAGCCGCAGGTGTTGGTTTAACTTTGACCGCAGCAGAAACTGTGATTATGAATGACTTGTCATTTTTACCATCCGATCATTCTCAAGCTGAAGATAGAGCATACCGATATGGACAAAAAAATACTGTTGTGGTTTACTATCCTTTATTTGAAAATACAATTGAAGGAATTATCTATGATATTCTAGATAAGAAAAAAAGAATTATCAACACAGTGATGGGTGATACAATGTTGTTTGAAGGGGATGCTCTTGAAAATATACTTCAATCTATTAACGAAAAGAGAAATTGAAAATACTTATTGAAGACACTAAAGTCTTGGTGGGTATGAAATATTTGGAAAATAGAATTGATTTAATTGAACAGAAAATTGAGGAACGTAGAAGGGTAATTGAAGAACAAAAAAAATCCAAGATCAAACACGGTAATGTTATTTTTGAACCACTACCGTATTCTTTTACATCATTAAAAGCTTTCATCGATCCAACAACGATGAATGTTCACTATACGAAACATTACAAAGGATACGTTGATAAATTGAATCTAGCAACAAAAGGTAAACGATATGAAACTATGTCTTTAGAAGAAATTGTTTCATCGGTTAAGGAGAATGAAAAACTCATTCGTGATAATGCTGGTGGTGCATACAATCATTCCTTGTTTTGGAATATGTTAACACCAAATTTACCAAAAATACCTATGAAGTTGGAATCAAGAATCAACTCAAATTTTGGTACTGTAAAGGAATTCAAAAAAAAGTTTGATGAAGCGGCAAAAAGTGTATTCGGTTCTGGTTGGGTTTGGTTAATACTTAAAGACAATGGTAAATTAAAAATTGTAACAACACAAAATCAAGATAATCCGATGATGAGTTTTGTTAAAGATGGGGGGAAACCACTTCTTGGTTTGGACGTATGGGAACATGCATACTATCTCAAATATCAAAATAGAAGAGATGAATACATAAAAAATTTTTGGAGAGTTGTAGATTGGGACTATGTTGCTGATAGATTATAGTAAGAACATATATTTATAGAAAAAAAAGAAATATGTTCTGTAAAAAGTCAACAATACAAAATACACTATCTCAAATCAGTTCGATTACTTATCGAAGATGTGGTGACAATCTATTAATAGATAATCAACAAATTTTACCTAATGAGACTATCAATGTTTGGTACATAACAAATACCTTGATTACTGCAAGTGAAGGTCAAAATATCACTAACACAATTGACTTTCCGAGTACGACACCATCGATAACTAAATTTTACGTCTACTCAGATTCTAATATTCTAAGGACGAGTTCATTAGTTGCGTGTAGTCGTTTGGCTGGAGCCTTTACACCACTTTTGTTGATTGGATATACAACCAAACCTCTTTCATCCTTAGGACCTGGTGATCAAGTTTTTAGTGTATCAACTGATGAACCCATAGTTGTAGTGTCAGCGGATAGATACAGAGCACTTACGTCAACACAAGATAACTCAACAACTGGTTTTGTTTTATATTATCAAAATTCAGGGTCTACAATTACAAGTGTTACATCTTGTAATAACATTATTGCAACCCCATCGAATACTCCCACAAGTACGGTAACCCCAACACATACACCCACACCAACCGTAACACCGACTTCTAATAATCCAACACCAACACCATCTTCTACAGTCACACCAACACAAACTATTGGTTTAACACCTTCTGTTACATCATCCCCAACACTTACTCCGACAAACACACCAACTACAGTTTTTAACATTTTTGAATATATTAATTGTTGTCCTCCAAGTAATTCGGTGATCGTTGCAATTTCAAACAGTATAGAAATACCACAAGACAGTGGAATTCAATTTGAAGGAGATTGTTATTATTTTTGGAACAGTACTATAGGTACTCCAGATACATATATTGTTGATCCTGCACTTATTATTGAAAATATATGTAATCAACCAGCTTGTGCCTGTCTAGCGGTTACACCCTCAAATACACCCTCAGCAACTGTGACTCCAACTATCACGACAACTCCAACTCGAACACCCACAGTTACCCCAACAAGTACTTTGACTCCAACTAATACTTTAACACCAACCTCGAGTTCAACACAAACACCAACACCAACTAATACTTTAACACCAACACAAACACTTAACGCAACACCAACTCCAACGCAAACCGACCCAATAGTTCCAACATCTTTTGTTAGTACATGGGAAACCACAACATCAAATGAACAGATTCAATTACCATTGTTGAGTTTTGGTAATTATAATTTCTTCGTTAGTTGGGGCGATGGTCAGTACGACACAATTACATTTTTTTCATCAAATTCACATACATATGTGTCTCCAGGTACTTACACAGTATCTATTACGGGTACAATTGAGGGATGGTCATTTAGTGGGAATAGTACAAGTAAAAATAATTTTAAAACTATTAGTCAATGGGGTCAACTTAAAATTAATTACGGGTCACTTCAATCTACTGGAGCATTTTTCAACTGTACTGGTTTAACACTCAACGCACTTACAGACACATTAAACACACAAGGTGTAACGAGTATGGACAGTTGGTTCGAGAATTGTAATAGTATAACTTTATTCCCTTATCTTTCAGGTTGGACAATGTCAGCCGTAACTAACACGACAGAAATGTTCCGAAACTGTACATTGTTCAACGCTCCAATGACGAATTGGGACATGTCTAGTTGTACACTTATGAGTGGTATGTTTTTCGGATGTATTTCTTTCAACCAAAATCTTTCTAGCTGGGATATGTTGAATATTGGTAGTGTATCATTAGCAAACACATTTAGAAGTTGTTCATCATTTAATTCGCCTATTTTTAGTGGTTTTAACGTAACTAATTTGGGAACTACGTTTGCGGGATGTTCGTTATTTAACCAACCATTAGTATCTTGGAATACCACTAGTGTATCAAACTTCAGTTCTACGTTTTCAGGTTGTTCAAATTTCAATCAATCAATAGCCTATTGGGACACCGCTAATGCCAACAATATGTTCTCTATGTTCTTAAACGCAAGTTCGTTCGACCAAGATATTAGTTCTTGGTGTGTCGAAATAATCCCTGTTCAACCGACTAACTTCGATACTGGGACACCAATATCTTGGACGACGGCTGAGAAACCTCAATGGGGTGTACCTTGTTAATTGAAAAAAAATGAATATTATAGCAGAACCAGAAAGAAGTAAAATGTACAAGAGAATTTTTAATCTCTTAGGTGCCCCGTTACGTTCCGTAGAATTGACAGATGAAATGATGGATTCACTAATGGAACTTTCCATTGGAGATTATACCCAATATGTCCAAGATTGGTTAATAGAGTCACAATGGACTTCATTGTATGGTCTGAATTTAGACACTCAATCCGTCGCAAATGCACTAGTGAGAAGATCATTAGATTGGGAAACTCAATATACCTATGCCTACTCAAAAATTGTTGGACTTCAAAACTCAGGACCTTGGGTACTTAAAAAGGATTATTTTCAGTTACAACAAAATCAACAGATCTATGAAATACCAGCAGGAAGAGAACTCAATGAATTACTTTGGTTTTCACCCTCTGAACAAAATAGTGCATTTTTCGATCCATGGTCTTTTGGATCACTTGGGGGGCCTGGTATTGGTGGGCCTGGTGGATTTGCTCAACCTGGATGGGGAAGTGGGGGGTATTTCTTTTTTTCATCCTACGATGTTTTATCTAGACTTCAAGACATTAACCTCAAACGAAGGATCATACAACCTGACGTACAATACAGAGTCACAGCATTACCTGGTGGTAAAAAAGCCGTAATGTTATACAACACACCTGGTGGAAAATTTGACTTCGGGAATTCGGAGTTGATGAGAGGTAAAGTGTGGTATTGGTATTATGATACAAACGATGCTGATAGAGATCAGTGTCTGAAAGATAATCCAGACATTGTTAAATTACCATCAGATATTCCATTAGATGCACTTTCTTGGCAAGATTTGAATGATCCTGCACAACAATGGGTTAGAAGATGGTTGACTGCTTATGCAAAAGAAACTTTAGCTAGAGTGAGGGGTAAATTTAGTGGAAACTTAAAAACACCCGATAGTGAACTACAAATGGACTACACCTCACTCTCTACCGAAGCAAAAGATGAAAAAACGGTACTTTTGGAAGAATTAACAAAAAGATTAGAAAGGTTAAGACCTGAATTTATAATGGAAAGAGAGGCTAAAATTGCAGAAAATCTAAATAAACAATTGCAGTACAGGGCATTTCCAGTACCAATAACGACAGTTTAAAATATGGCCATCATAAGATCGATACCTAGTGAAAAAATAATCAATGGTATACAAGTTAAAACTTCAGAATTAGCGGTTGTTTCAGAGGAAACATACACCACAAATGGTGAATATGCTATTGTTGTAAAAGGAGTTGGGAATTGTAAAATTACCCTCAACAGTGTTTCTACTGATAGAATTAAAATTAAAGCTTTGACGAGTGTTTTAATTGTTCCTGATATCAACAGAATTGATGAACATTGGGATGAAATCCAAATAGAGACAGGTGCCTGTATAGAACTAGTTTTTGTATATCAAAATTGGTACATACTTTCCTCTGATGGAGTTAAACTTTGGTGATTGATATGATTCTCCCACCCACTTTCAGCTAACTCATAGATGTAGTTTGGGTTCAATCCTCTTCTATTCCAATAGTCAATTTCTTGTTCAGTTATTTCTAATACATCTTTTTCTAAACTATCTTGATCGGTTTCATTAAAAGGTTGACCATTTATTAGTTCACATTGAAGGGTCGTGAAATATTCTCGTTTTTCAGGATCGGTGATTAACAAAACATCTCGTACCTCAGGTTTGAAAACAACCAAAAGTGGTTCAATACGTTTGTTAAATACAGAAATAGCACGAGGTACATTGTATTCACCAGTAAGATTCGGATTATTATCAATGTCATTTTGACTGACTAAATAACAATTCAATGTAATAGTATCTCCTTTTTTAGCAACGTCACCCTGTGAAATCTTAGTTCCATTATTAACATAATAAATAACATCTCCAAGATTGACATTCATATTATTTCGAATAACAAGTTCCATGTGTGCTTGTCTAGACATAAGATTGCCCGCTTTAGTTTTTTGTTTACACCTTTCTTCGTAATCTTTGACACTTTGTTTTATTTTTCCTCTTTGTGCGATTTTAACGAGAGTTATTTCCTTGTTGTAAATCTTGGTAAGATACTCATAATAAAATTCAACAAAATCCTTACCTTTACCTTGAAGGAGTAATTTAATTCCTTTGTCTAGAAAATCCTCTATGTAACCAGGTAGTTTTTTGGATTTAATTGTATTTCCTACTAATTTAATCTTACCTTTTTTAGTCAAAAGTGCATAATTTTTTCTTGCAATATTAATACAACTCGGCCACACACCATCATTATCTAAGGCCATTTCACCACGCATAAATATGTCGTTGTATTCGGCAATGTCTGCCGCGGCTCCTTTATACTCCTTACCTTGTTTAACTTTCCAATTATTACCTCTACCAATGTAAACTCTATCTTCAACACCTTTAGGTGCTGAAAAGTTGATACCATCGGTGTCCATCACTAAAGGCTCATAACCACGAGCCATAAAAAATTTTGTCATTTGTCGTAGGTATTGTCGTCCTGTACAAGTTATTTGTTCTCCCTTATACATGTCACCCCAAGCGAAAACTTGAGGTGCTGACAGAGCTCCAAACATACTGTTGATGAATATTTTGATAGGTAATTGTTTTCTATCGTAAGATTTAGATTTCTTTGAGTCTGAATCTGAAAATTCTTCAGCAAGTTGTTTGTATAAAATACGAGTATCACGAAAATACTTTAGAAATCCTCTAAGAGCACCTGTTACATCACAATCGGGAAATACTTCGTGTACTAATTGGATAGACGGATAAAGCGAACTAAAGTCAAGTTTAAGAACATTTGTAGAATACCCAACCTTGATTAACCGTGACAAACCACCTACAAAATCTTTTTTCTCTTGTTTTTTAGGAATAGCAAGTTTGTGTTTATAAGACCAAGCAAGCATGATCATTTTCCACAAAGTTGCAGTACCCATAGTTGATACTCTTTCATATGTGGTTGGAACCAATGATGCGAGTAAAAAAGAACCTTGATTGAACTCTTCATCAACTCGAAGTGTTTCATCCAAGTCATCGTCAAGATACATCTCAACGATTTTGTCACCTGTTACTTTTTCATAAACAGAAGGAAATCTTTTATCCAAATTTTCGAATTCAGGAATGTCGGCTCTCTTATATTTCCCATTGTTAATATTCAACCAATATTCCTCTTTCTTTTCATACATCTTACCAATGTTCTGATGGTCTATGTAAATACGATTTGGACTTTCTAATTCTAAGTATTGAGTAATGTATTTAAGACCCGCACTTTTAATATTCGAATTGATTGCTTGGGCTCGTCTTACAGCGTGAAGTATATCTATCACATTATAACCCCACATACCAATTTGATTATATTTCTCTACCTCATTGGCTAATTTTAGTAATTGTTCTTTTTGTGAGAAATGTCTTTCAGGGTTTAAGGTTATACAAATTTTTTTCATATCTAACCCCAAAGCCTTCGACCTCTCAATGATCCAATGCCAGTCAAAGTTAAAACTATTATATCCAGCGATAATACTCGGATTTAGTTTATGAATTGTTCTAAAAAATTCAATCAATCCTTGTTTCTCTTGTTCTTCTGTAAGACATTCAATCACTTGATGAAAACCTTTGTTTGTTTTCATACCGATCATAAATATACGACCATCTTTTGGATCAAGTGTGGTGGTCTCTAAGTCAAATACAAATCGAGTAATATCATTATATTCTTCATAACCTTTAAACAACCTTTTTTCTTTTTGAATAAGATATTGCTCAACTGGTGGTAAGAGTAGAAACTGATCTTTAGCCGCCTCACCCCAAGGATCTATACCGCCCTCACGAAAAAATTGAATTAAGTTTCTGTATCCTTTGAGTGATTTTACAATAAAAGTAAGACCCTGATTCAGTCTGTCATTGTCATAAGTTTCTAATTTTTCAATCAGAATTTTATGTTTGGACATCGCTTCTTTTTGGTTGGCTTTAGATCCTTTGTAGAAATTTAAACTACGTAGATCACCAACCCAACAGAAAGGTATAAAAGTATCTCTTACGATTTGTTTTCCCTTACCAGGGATTTCTTTAATCTTACAGATTTCTTCTGTGGCATAATCGAATTCCAAAGCAACAATATACTGCTCAGGATCGTTTCCCTCCAAAAAATTTTTGATTTCCTCCGTTGTAATCATTTTACTTATACCTTTTCAACTATAAAGGTAACAAAAAACCAGTCAACAACAAGGACTATCTATGATAAAACTTTCTTGAATAAAGATGTTGAGTTCTTCCCTTAGTGGTAAAATAAGATCACCATCTTCCGATTTGATTAAAAATTGACCTTTGTATGTACCAACTTTATTGGTATCTTTTTTCGTGAATCTAAAATATACATAATATTCTGTCTGAGCATTTTCATCTACACTAGTCAGTTCAACAATATAAGCAGGTTTAGACACAATTTTGGGTATACCCGTTTCACTATTAATCATCGTAAAAAAAATAGATGATGTTTCTAATAATTGCATAAATTGTTGATACTCACTACGACCATCTTTAACCACTTGCATTTTCAGAAGTGGAAGGTTTGCATTTTTATTTATGTAAAAATTCATTAGATCTTTTTTCGATAAATATATCATAAACATATAATATAAAAGTGAAACTTTTACTATATTTGTAGATAGTTATATTATATGGGAAGACCAAAAAAACAAGAAAAAGATTGTAAAATCAAGTTTGGTATTAGTTTAGACCGAGAATTATTTGACAGGATGGCTAAAGATAAAACGAAAAAATCATCATTAATAAATAAGTTATTAAGAGAACATTATGGAAAAAAAAATTTGTACTAAATGTAAACTTGAAAAAGATGTTTGTGAATTCAATAAAAGATCACCCAATACCAAAGGAATACGATACTATCTTAGTCGGTGTAAAAAATGTCAATCCGAAAAAGAAAAATTAAGAAGAGTATTAAATCCTGAAGAATATAAAATATGGTATGATAAAACTCGTAAAAAAAGGAACGAGTATAGGACAAAATATTATAAAAATAATAAAGAAAAAATTTTAAAACGAAACACAAAGTACAATACAAGAGTTAAATCAAGTCGTAAAAAAAAATATAATGAAAACATTTTATTTAAGTTAAGACATAAATTAAGTAATAGACTTAGATATATGTTGAAGTTAAAAGGATTAATAAAAAACAAAACCCATAATGAAATTATTGGTTGTTCACCAGAATTTTTAAAAGAATATTTAGAACAAAAATTCACTGAGGGTATGTCTTGGGAAAATTATGGTCTATATGGTTGGCATATAGATCATGTAATCCCATTGTCATCAGTGGATACTGAAGAAGAAATTTATAAACTCTGTCATTATACAAATCTACAACCTTTGTGGGCGGAAGAAAATTTAAAAAAAAGTAACAAAATTTTAATTTAACATTCTTTTCTTAAATTTGCATCATAGAATTCAAATCGGTTATGCTCAGTAGGAGTTAATAATAAAATACCTGGTTTAATATTACCTTTTACCGTCTCCTGATAACAATATGACATTAACGTTTGTTCAAATGGGAATGCCCATTTTGTTTCTAAGTAACATTTATAATTACCTGTTTTACTTAAGACAATCGGCCAGTTGGACAAATAGATTTCACCATCCACATAAGGTAATCCCTGATATATTTTAATGTTATTAAATTTTGTTCTCGGGGCATTTGGATCTAAACCTTGAATAGGTAATGATGGTTTTTCAGGAAATAACTTTATTCTAACATCTTGGGGGATGTTATACCAAGAAAATTGTACATCATTTGAACCGTAAAATTCGGTAAAACTTAACTTTAAAAAATCGAAGTTTTCATTTTTGATTATTTTTAGTGTTTTTGAATATAAATTTGGAACAAATCTATTAAAACCATTTCTACACACTTCACCTTTTTTTGGGTAGAATGCCATATCGTCTTCGAACCAGTAGTAAAAATCTAATCCTGATTCGTCAAAATGTTCGGCGACAAATACACGGCCCCCAACAATACCGATGTTATCTTTTTTAATATGTTCAAAATTATACTCTTCACATAGTGCTTGATATTTTGGTGTTGTTGATAAATCAGTTGAATTGTCTAATAAAAACTTTTTTGGTTTAAGAATAAAATCTTCATCATACTGTATCATCGATTCAATGAGGGTCTCAAATTGTTTTGGACTATTAAAAGTTATCACATAAAGAGCGGTGTTATTAACGTCTAGATCATTTCCTGAAATTAAAATTTCACTTTCACTTTTTATTTTGTGTTGATCATTTTTAACATCTTCAAAAAACTTAGATATTAATCCATTAGATTCTATTTCGAAATAGTGGAAACTTTCTGGATGCATATAAGTTAAAAGTGTAAAAAGTGATTCTTCAGTACCCATATATCCCTTAGACAAAGTATCAGACATAAGATGGTAATAAAGAGAATTGAAACTTTCTATTTTTTCTTTGGGGCCACCAAAAAACCCACCACGACATACTTTATCAATTTTTTTGTTGGTCATACGACACATTTCAGAATAGTCAAATCCGTGAATTTCATTATTCGCTTCGTATGGAAATGCGACAAAAGTTATGTTTTTTAACTTTTCTAGCTTTGTTAAAACTTTGTCGTGAGTAAAATAACCTGGGTGTACTGTATTAGTTATACCTGCGTCTATCCAAAATAGATTTGTTGAATTAAATCTGTCCATTATTCGAGCATCATTCAATAAAAAAACTTTGGACATTACCAATGGGTTATACATTTCAAGACGAGCTTGTGTAGATTCAGGTAACCAACCTGATTGATTATACCAATTTGGATTTTTTCTAATAATTTGAATCTTATCAAAAAATTCATTTTTGAACCAATCTTGAGACCTTACAATAAATTGAGTTTTCGATCTATCCCTTTTGGTTAAAACCCAATCTTCTAGTTCCTTTTCCCCGAAAATGATAAGGTTTTCTTCAATTGATAATAGTTGTTCTAGTTTCGAAAGATAGTGGTCAAAACTTCTAGACCATCCTTCTTTTAGACTTTCTCTGTTTATATTCCATAATCCTGTTACTAGTGTTGTGTTACTCATAATAATTTTTTAATTCTTCTAAAATTTTGTAAAAACTTTTAGTATTTTCAAAATAGTTATTTTTTACATCTTGAGTTTGGTTTCCGAAAAACGAATGGTAATTGTCCTCATGCCACCATGTTTCAAAATATTTTGTCACGAATAATTCTTTGTGATTGTAATACATTAAACTCATAACATTTTCTTCCGCAGGCAACCCTTTATCTTCTTTTAGAATATCTTCGGTATATTTTTCAAATAAATTGACAACCCTATCCCAAGTATCTCTATGCCCCCCAAACATACCTCCAATTACATGAAGATCCATAGAGAACTCATTATACCATTTTCTATTTACAGTACCAGACCAATAATTTTTAACATTATCTTTTGTTATTATAAAAAATTTATCCCTAGTGAAATCACAAAGGTTTTTTAAAAAAGTATTATCAAATATTGTAGAATAAAAGTACCTCTTATAACTATGTTCATCTACAAGATATTTGTTCGGTATTATACCACAATGGGATAGACCAGCATCAATCCAATAGTAGAAATCATACGATTTATCTTCATTCCACCACCAATGAAACTTTGAGTATTGAATTTCTACGCATCTATCCCCTCTTTTTGTTCCTTCAACATCTTTATATTCAGAGATCAAATTTTGAAATTTAGTGGTCTGAAGATCAAAAATTTTTAACTCTAATTTTTTTGGGTCCACTTTGTTTTCAATATAGAAAAAATTTTCGAGATCTTTAAGTTCTCTTTCTGAAGTATAACACAAAAAATCAGCATCTGACATTTGTAAATGTGATAATAAACTATATCGATAATGACCACCTCTACTCGGTCGTCCACCTAGTTCAGTTCCATTTAAGTCACTGAAAATACAAGTAATAAATTTAACTGACATAATAAAATTGTTTGTGTTCTTTATTTTTTTTCATTTCTTGAACTACCCCCCAATCCATAAATTCATTCGGAATTTTAATTTCACTGTGAGCATTCCAATTATAAGTTTGTAAATACCAATTGTTGTAATAACCATCAGATATATCTGAAATTCCATGCATTTGTGGCGCTATTGGAATTATTGGTGAATAACTTTGGTAACAACACATTACATGTTGGAATGTAAAATCGTCCAAAGCAAAAAAATAATTTTCACTGTTAGTGAATGCCGTCAAAACGATTTCGAACATTTTATCGTAAATTGATTCATCGTAGATAATCATATTTGCTGCGTAAATTCCTCTAGCATCGGGACTTGCCGGTGGTAAAGTTGTTAAATCCAATAACAATTCACTATCTTTATATCTCTTGACAGGTCTGTTTAATGTTGGTGATAAATTAAAAATCCCAAAATCTAAATTTGTGTAGTTACGTTCTAGTTCGTTTAGTAAACTTTTGGAATAAGGCATAAAACAAGAATCATCCTCAATAATCATTACTCTTGGATATTTTCTTTCTTTTGCTATGTCAATAATTGATAATGTTGATTTTGTTATTCCCATATAAGAATTCAAATCAATTCCTGAAAATCTTTCCCATTTCCAACCGATATAATTTAGTTCATTTGTAATATGTTCTAATCTATCAGGTCTCCTATCCAAATTTACTACAAATTTCGGAATAGATTCAAAATCTAATATCATTTTAAAATGATAAATTTCCAGTAATTCTATCACACCAACCTTTGGATTCGGAGTGTGGCCAAACTACCCAGTATTTTGGTTTATGTATTGTTTGAAACTCTCGCCACACTTTACAATATCCATCAGGGTCATTCATCATTCTTGCTATTTCAGATTTATCAGCATCTTTTCTGAAGATTGTCTCATCTGTTTCATCGTGAAAAGCTACAACCCAAAAATCATAATCTTTTTCAGGTACTTGTGAATACCCAATATCAATACAATGTTTAAAAATCATAGCAAAGTCGGATTTCCATTCTTCTTCAGAAGAATAGTTATAAGGATTTGGTGGATAATGTTTATCTAGTGTGTATTGTTGAACGGCTCTTTTTTCAAAAAGTAGTCCCGAATATTTCTCATAATCTCTAAGTGATCTGACTTTACCAAACCCATATTTACCTTCGTGACCCTCTTGGGTTAAACCATCCATACCAAACAATTTTCTGTTCGTTAAATGAGACACATTATTTTTGTCAACCCAATGTTTATCATCATCCCATTGTTTGGTTCTACCTTTTCTAGTATACTCATGCCAAATAAGAACTTTATGTGGATGGAATAAGTCGTATCCCCAAGTATAAGCTCTAGCGGCTATAGAAATTTCTTCTCCGTGAAAATAGTATTCTGGATTATGTTGAACTTCTTTACAAAACTTACCCAATGTAAAAGCGTAGTGTGCTGAATAAAATCTAGCAGTAACAGGTTCTGTCATTGATTGCCAATTTGGTATCGTTTCAGGTAAGAAAAATACGGCACCTTCAGGTATAAATCGATCAAAAACCATTCTCCATGGTTCTTGTATTCTCGCCGCAGGATCATTGTCAGGATCAAAGGAAGAGACATAACCAGTAAGCAATGGTTTCTTATAACCTTTTTTCTGTAATTGTTTGACCATTGCAATCATTTCAGTATCCCAATGAGGTGCAAACCTCATATGTGAATCTAACTGCATTGTATACTGTTCTTTATTGTATAATTGTTGAATTTGGTTTCTAGCCCAACATGCTCCTTTTGACTCGGTATAAGGGATGTTTAAAATCCTAAATCTTTCATCGGTCATGTATTCTGTCAAGTCGTCAAACTTGTCCTCAGGATGAAATTGACGAGCAATTCCAAAAACTAAATTTTCAGGTTTATCAGCATTTTCTAAACAACTCAAGATTGTTTTTTTTAACTCAGGATCTCGATATGACGCAATTTGAATGAATATTTTCATAGTAAAATTTACTTTTGAAAAAAAAGTAATTAAACACTTATAAAGGTAAACAAATACTACTACATTGTTTTAACAAAGACCAGAAATTGTTGTAATTTCACCAGTACCACCATCAATTTGGTAATGAATAATACCGTTTGAAACAAATCCAAATCCAGTCGCAGGGGTATTCAAATTTGTATCAATATAAAGGATATCACCGATCTGAAGGCCTGAAAAACTCGCTCTAATACCATAGAATGTGGTACCACCTTCCGAACAAGCTTCAGGATCACTTCCTCCAGTACCTAAATTAGTGTATGCATAAGAAACAAAACCACTTTGTGAAGGTGTAACGGATGGAGTATTCGTTGGTGTTACAGTTTTAGTTGGGGTTACTGATGACGTTATAGACGTTGTAGGAGTATTCGTTGGTGTTACAGTTTTAGTTGGGGTTACTGATGACGTTATAGACGTTGTAGGAGTATTCGTTGGTGTTACTGATGACGTTATAGACGTTGTAGGAGTATTCGTTGGTGTTTGTGTTATTGTACTAGACGGAGTATTGGTAGGTGTTTGAGTAGTAGTTGGTGTTTGTGTTATTGTACTAGACGGAGTATTGGTAGGTGTTTGAGTAGTAGTTGGTGTTTGTGTT